ATCAAGAAAATGATTTTGAACAAGCAAAGTATGGATCTGAACTACCTAAAGCACAAGTAGGTTTTGATATAATGCAGAATTATGAAACACAAAAAAAGTTGAATCTTACTGATGAACAAGTAGATGATATAACTGGCAAAAATTTAACTACAACTCAAAAGCTAGATGCACTTCAAACAGCTTTAACAACAGGAGGTTTAGCCCCAGGTTATGGAATTTTTCTTGATGTACCAAACGCATTAATTTCAGCAGGTAGAGCTGGTTATGCTGCTATTACAGGTGATCAAGATGGATTAAGAAAACATTTAGAAAACACGGCTTTAAATACTGGTTCAGCTTTTCCTGGACCTCCAGGATGGACAGCAGGAGGTGTTAGTTTAGCTAAAGATACAGCAACTTATACAGGATTAAGAGAAGATCAAAGTGTAACTGGATCATTAGGTAAAAATGATCCAGATAAAGAAATATATGTAGGACCTTCAGAGGATCCGGTTGATGCAGCAATTGAAACTGAAAAGACAGAAACTGTTACATCAGAACCAATGGCAGCAGTTGATCCTCCTGAAGAAACTGTTGATGTAGAACCAGTTGAAGTAGAACCTGTTGAAACAGAATCTTCTGAAGAAGCACAGGATGGAACTGAAACTAGTTTTTTTGATTTAAATACAGACATAAGAGAAATTTATCCTGATTTAGATGAAATCATTGAAAATAGAGATTGGGATGATGAAGATATGGATGTTAAATTTAGAAATTGGATTGAACAACAAAAAGAAAATATAAGTTATAAAGAAAATAAAAGAAAAGGTGAATCAAAAAAAGATTTTAAAAATAGGTTAGATAATGAAGCTAGTAGATTTTATTATGAATATAAAGGACTTGAACCAGAGAGAAACAAGTACTTTATAGATAAAGGTAGAAGAAGATTGATAGATTATAGAGAAGGTGAACGAACAGAAAGAGGAGATGCTGCAAAAGCAAAAGCTATAAATTATTTTACTGAATATTTAGATTCTCCTTTATTAAAAACTAGACTTGAAAATCTTTATCCTGGAGATCCAGAAAAACAACAAGCAGTAATTGATGCTAAAAAAGAACAGCTTTCTAGTTTATTAATTGAAGAACAAGATCCTTCAGAGTTTCAAAATATGTTAGATGATCCTTTAAGTGAGTTTACTTTAGATTATTATGATACAGGAACTTTATATAAACCTTATGCAAACTTAGCCTCTTTTAATGATGCTCAAATGGATTACATTAAAGAAAGAGATGGTTATGTTCATGATATATTACCAGGCAGTATTGTTAATGAAATATCTCATGCTTTAAATGTAAACATTGGTAAAAATCCAAAGAAAGATGTATATGATGATGACGCTCTCTTTAACCTAGGTTATTATGGAAATTATTCACCAAATAAAGTGACTATAAATCCTAATATAGACATGTCACCAGAAGAAATTAAATTAGCAAAAAAGTTTAAATTTAATTTAGATCCAAATCAAGAATTGAATGAAGTACAACGACATGATTATGATCCATATAATGTTAAATCTGATATTGATACAATTAGATATGAGTTATATGATGCCGGCATGTATGATTTTAATGATCCTAATTTTAAATTTACACAAGATCATATAGATCATTTACGTAACAATCCTACAAAGTTTCATAAAAGTCAGTTAATGCTAGATATGTATGAGGATGAAGATTTATTAAATAATTTAAATATATTTACTGATACTTCATCTATGCCTACAAATGTAGCAAAGTTTGGTGGTGCATTACCTAAAGCACAAAATGGATTAGATTCAGATGGTGAAATAGATGAAGTAGACTTTTCTGCATTTCATGCAAACATGGAACTTAGTGGTGACCAAAGATCTAAAATAGAAGAACTTGCAGGTTATGTAAGAAACGAAGATGGTGATTTAATGCTAGGTGTAGATTATGGTGATATTACACCTATGGGAGGAACTGCTCCTATAGGTTTTGTAAGTGGTATCCCTAAACTTTTAAAAGGTGTTTACTATGGTAGTAAAGCATTAAGTGATTATTTAAAAAAGGTTGATGGAGGTTCTTTACCAAAAGCACAAGATGGATTAAATGAAAAAATACAAGAAGACTTTTTAACGGATCCTGTGGAAATTAATACAGAAGGTTTACGTAATCCATTAAGAGTTTATCCAAATCCTATAACTTCTGATTTTATGATGAATAATCCAACACCTTTACAAGATACAGATATAAATTATGTTGAAAGTATGGTTGATTATTATTCAGGATTAAATGATCCAGAGTCTTTAATTAGTCAAAGAATAAGAGGAGATTTTTCAGATGATACTGAATTTGGACAATATTCAGCTACACAACCTAGAACAAAAGGGCCACAAAATTATAGTACACTATTATATGATTATGATATTGATACTGGTAGTTATACTTCAAAAGAAGATCCTGATAAACAATCTTTTAAAGATTTAAAAGTAAATGCTGAAACTGTTTTTAATGCTGTATATCCTAGACTAACTAATTTTACTTTTTTAGATGCAACTGAAGGACAAAAATATGCTATTGATCAATTAAAAAATATAGAAGCAAAAAAAGATCAATGGATTGCAGATGGAAAGGATCCAAAAGATTTTTTTGACTCATATTTTGATGGATTGACCCTTAGTGAACAAAGAAGACTTGGATATGCTTTTCAAGATTTACAAGGCCCTCATGCATTATCTTTAATAACTCCTTATTATGATAAGACAGAGCAAGGAAGAATGTCTGAAGAAAATAAAAGGCAAATGTTAATAGATGCTGGTGAAGATCCTGATGATCCTAGATTTGAAAATCTTATGGCAGCTATAGTGATGCCAAAAGATATTAATGACTATTTATCAAAATCTACTGTTAAACATGGTTCTGTGGAAACAGATAGCTATTCTGGAATGGATGATTGGACTAGTACATATGCGCATGAATTAGCTCATGTAACAGGACGTGATAAATTTTTATCAGAAAGAGATAATGAAATACTTAGTGACTTAAATAATGCTAATTTGTATATAGATGAAATGTCTGCTGGTATGGCAGATAGCCAAAGAGATTATGGTGGTCATTTAGCTCCAGAAACAACGAATGAAGCTTATGCGGATTTAAATGCTGTAAGATTAGATATGCTTGAGAAAGGTATATATGATTATAGAAAAGAACAAATGACTAAGGAAAATTGGGATGAATATTTACAAACATATGATCCTGATATGAAAACAACTAGTAAAAAATATCCATTATCATTACAAAGACTACTATATAGATATAGAGTTCCTGAAGAAGATCAATACCGTATAGCAGATCCAGAAAACACAGGTAATGATAGAGATAGTAATATTAGATTTATAAATAACTCTGTAGCAGATGCAAATGAAATAGGAGATGATATAGATGTAGCTACTGCTAAATATGGTACAGAACTACCATCATATCAAGATCAAGGTGAAGTAGAAGTAGGGAATAAAGAATATCCAATAACAGGTTATACAGATGACGGTGTACCTCTTGTTTCAGCTGTGCCGGGAACACAGAAATATAGAGATCTTTACAATTTAGGAATGTTAGATGAAGTATCTGTTTTTGGTAATAGAAATACTTCTAAAGATTTTTTTGGCTTACCTTATGAAAGATCTTTTTTAAATCCTTATTATAATAGAAGTCAATATGAAAATAATCCTATTGCAAGAGCATCAATGGATGCAACAGGACAGGCGCCAGGAAGTGCACCTTTTGGAATGGAATGGGGTGAGATTGTAGCTAATGCTCCATTATATTCAGCTATAGGAGTACCAACTATAGCATCTCTTGGAATTGCTGCTCCTGCAGCATTAGCCACAACAATACCAGGTACAGCAGGTAGAGTTACAATAGGAAATGCATTAAACTTAACAGGTGGTTTATATGGTGGATATAATTTACCAGGAGATGTTAAAGATTTTGCTGAGGATCCTTCATTACGTACAGGAGCTAATGTAGCTTTAGATTTAGCTGGTATTACTTTTGGTGGTCTTGAAGTAGCAAACGTTGCTAGTAAAGTTAAATTTTCTCCTTTATTAAAAAATGCAAATCCAGCACCATCTGCTTCTCCAGGCGTTCTTAAAGTAACATCTGCAGAACAAGGTGCGCTGTTAGAAGAATCTATAAGGTACAATTACAATTATTCAAAACTAGCAAATTCAAGAATTACTGACCTTCAAAACAGAATGCAAACAGATGAATTTAGAAAAAGAATGACGGCTTTAATTGATGAAGAAATTATAGGTCCAGGTAAATTATTTTCTAAAAGACCTGTTACTGAACCGGGTAAAGTAAATCAATATGAACTTTTGGTAAATAGTACAATAGATGACATGATAGCTGATGCAGCACAAATGAGAATAGTAAATATTACTGATAATCTTGGACAATTTACTTTTTTTACTCCTTCTGATGCTACTAAATCAATGCTTAAAAAGAGCATTATAAATAATAAAATTGGTGCAATAGACGCAGGTTTTCCAAGAGTACGTTTAAATAAAAATTTACCTTATAATAGTACAGCTAATATACCTGTTACAGACCATGAAATAGGTCATTTTATTCAATCAGGAATTACTCAATATTTACCTTATAATCTTGGAAAAATACATCCTAAACACTTTGATAATCCTAATATTAGACAGACACTTGCTAACAAACTTAAAAAAGATTTAAATGAAATATATCCAGAATATAAGGGGAGATCTTTTGCATATAATACAGATATAGATAGAGCTATACAAAAAGGTTTAAGAGTTGATCCTAATTATAGAATAGGTCCAGGAAGTAAGCCGGATAATGTTCTAAGTAATCTGACCTCCAATATAAAAGACATGAGTCCTCGTCAAGTAGATTATGTGTTAAGAAACTTAGGTAAGACTCAAGGAACAGAAAAATCATATAATTATTTTTCAAAAATGTTGGAGCCTAATCCTAAAGATCTTTCACAATTAGTAGTAAGTAGAACTAACCGTATAGGAACAAGTAGAGAAGGTCTACCATACTTAGCTGAATTAAGAGGTGATATGTTACAAAGAGGATTTATTAAAAATACTTATGATGAGATAACACCTAGCTTGCTTAATAAGTATCTAACAGCTATTGATGATGTTCCGGGTGTTACAGCAAATCCCCCTTATATGCCTAGGATACCACAGTTTATGTCAAAGGATCCAAGCAACATAGATTTTTTAAGTAAACAATTAAATAAGTTACCTGCAGCTATTCCTCTTGCTTCTCCTTTTATGTTAGATCAGCAATCTGGTGGTGCAAGGTATGATGATGGAGGTGAATCCTATGGACCAATAACATTACAAGATACATTTAAAGACAGAGATGATGATGGTTTACCAGTTGGTATAGATAGAGATGACTCAACAGAAGTTGGAAAAGATATATTATTATTACAAGCTATGGCAGAGTCTGCATTAAAACCTGAAGCTGTTTCTCCTAAAGGAGCTAAAGGTTTAACACAGATAATGCCAGATACTTTAACAGACTATATAAATGCTACAGGAGATAAAGATATAGATTTAATGGATTATAGAGATGCCATGGCTGTTCAAAAGTGGTATATGAATAGTTTATATAATAGACCATGGATTAATAAAGGTAATCAAGATCAAACTGTAAGACTAGCTAAAACATTAGCAGCTTACAATTGGGGCTCTACTAACTTTAATGAGTTTTTAAATAAAAAGAAAGATGCAGGTGTAGATATCTATAGTGATGATATGACTTGGGTTGATGATTTACCTAAAGAGACTAAGGATTATGTAAACATGTTAATTTTGCGTAATGATGATAAATTTGAAAAGAAAGTAAAAACATTAGAAGGTAGAGAAGATGTTCAAAAATATATAAATGCCTACAGAAGAAAAGGGGGTTCAATAAGAAGGTATAGTAGATTATTTAAAGACTATAAGAAAAATTTAGAAGGTGAAAAAATATCACCTACAGTTTTAAAAGAATTATATAAATTAGGATTAGCTAATAAACCTAATAAAAAATTAAATTTAAAAGATATTAGATTTAATTTTGAATATAATTTAGATGATGTTAACTATAAAAAGGGAGGGCAGTTAAATTTAAATTTAAACCAACAAATAAAATTTTATGAAGATTATATAAAAGGTTCTTTTGATGGAGGACCAAAAGAAAAGAGAGCAAATCATATTTTTAAAAAATTAAATAAGATGTATCACTTACCAACTAAAAAGACGGGTGGTAATGTATTAAGTTACTTACATTCATTAGCAAGAATATAATTTAGTGATTGTCAATATTATTTAGTATATTATTATAGTAAACTGCATATTTCAACATGTATAAAAATTATTTAGAAACATATCAAGATAGAGGAGAAGTCAAATTAGATTTTGATCAATGGTGTACACAAAAAGGTGGTGGACTTTGTGAAAGTGATCTTGCAAAAGCAGAAGAAGCATATAGTAAATATTCTGAAGATTTTGATATTAGAGCAATACAATTTAATCAAGATGACTCTAATTTAGATCCTAATTCTGTAAAATTTAATAATACACTAAGAGAGGAAGAAAGACAATTTAATGCACCTAATCAAATAATGGGACAAAATTTTAGGATGAGTAATCCTTATTTATTATCTAGTGTTGGTGATAATCCTTTTTTAGATTTTATAGGTGCAGTAGGTGAATCTATTCAATACTGGAGAGATAATGATTTATCTAAACAAGCTAAACCTCCTTATCCAATTGATCCAACAGGTAAGTTTTTAATTAATGCAGAGTTACAAAAACAATTCCCTAATGATCCTACCAAATTTATGCAAACTCCAGATGAGTATGATGAGTGGCTAATACAAAGAGAGTTAGATTACAGAGCTGAAATGTATCCTGAATTATATCAAAAAGAAAAAGTAGATTTAGAAGAATATAGAAAAACAGGAAAACGTAATTTTAAAAAGAAAAGACAAACAATGAAGTTGGGTGATAGATTAGAGATGTTTGAATATCCAGATGCTCAATATATAAATTATGATGAAGAAGGAAATCCTATTTCTTATTTTAAAGAAGTTGATGGAGAGATGCAGGAGTTTCCTATCTCCCTTAAAGGTATTACAGAACCAATATCTTTAGAAAGTATTCCAATGGATCCTATAATCTATTATCCAACTTCATTTCCAGATTTTGAATTAGAACCGCCAGCACCTTATGATATGACTGCTTTTTATGGTGCTCCTAGATTTGATATTGTAGCTGAGGAAGCAGGAATAGACTCAGATTTTTCTAGCTATGATGATGATGAGTTAATTGAAGAAAGATATGGCGGTATATTACATAAAGCACAAGATGGAGATGATTTTGATGCAGATGCTGATCCATTTGAAGATGTTGACTTAACAGAAGATGCATCAGATATGGATAATTATGAATTTGATACAGCAGAAGGTACCTATGAAGAAGGTATGTACAATTTTAATCCTGATTTTGATATGGATGTTGAAGAAGATGATTCAGATAATATAGAATATTATGATCCACAAGAAGAAGATCCAGAAGATAGTATGTTTGATGGAACAACAGATGATGTAGAATTAGAAAGAGATGGTGATGCAGTATATACTGTAAGTCCTGATGATGATGCGGATTTTGATAGAATGACTAGAGAAGATAAAAGAGCTATTAGAAAAGCAAATAGATCTGGTAGTTTTGGACAAAAGGTTATAAATACATTAGATAAGATTGGAACAACTGCAGTTACTTTAGCAAAGCCTATTACTAATTATTTCCGTGATAGAGCAGAAAGAAAAAGAAGACAACAACTAGGTTTAGGATATTTAGCAGATAATGTATTTGCTCCTACTGATGCTGATCTTTCTGGTTCAAAAGGTGACTATGATGTTAATACAGGTATATTTAGACCTGATGATAAAGTTATTAGTAGATTGGGTAGATATGGGTTTGAGTTACCTTATCTTCAGGAAGGTAATGGAGAGGAAGAGGAAGTTACATCAGATTCATCTAGCTCAGATTTTATTGCAAATAGATATGAAGGGTTTGATGATTTAACTGAAGATGAGCAAAATCAAGTTCTTAATCAGTTTAGTGGAACTAATACTACATCAGATGGAAATAATTATTCTGATCAATATAATGAAACTATGGCTTATAAGGATGAGAATAGAACTGTTGGTTATAATCCAGCTATTTCTGAATTACCTGATTGGTTAAAAGCACCTAATGAAGGCTTTGGTAGAATTATTGTAGATGATGAAATGGCAAGACGTATGAGAGGGCAGTTAGCTAGTGGAAATTTAGATCCTGATGTAGCTGAAGGATATTATAGATTTTTAGAAGGCTATAGAGGGCCAGCAGCTATTGATTATGATATAGATAAAGGTTCAGGATTTGGATATAAAGATGATTTACCTGGGCGAGGACCATTTGATACTGTATATGGAAATTATGATGAAGATGTAATAGAATCTTTATTAGCTTTATCTGATAGAGTAAATGAATCAAGATATCCTAATTTAGATCAAGAAGCTATAGATGCTGAAAATGAAAGAGACTTTAATAGAATGGTTTCTAGAGAGGCTTATAACATTAGAAAAGAAGAGCAAGCAGAAGCTGATGAATATTTTAAAAATCTTAAACTTAAAGAAATAGAAGAAGATCCAGAAGAAGAAGAAGATATAGTATATTTAAATCAACAAGCTCCAGTTAGATCACCATCTACTCCTTATATGTTAGATGAAGTTTTATTAACAGATACAATGGCTCCTATTCAAGGCGGTATGCTTAATGAAATTGTTCTTAATGCTAAGAGGGATAATAATGAAGCAGCTGCTACAATTGTACCAAGAACTGTAGATTCTGTTGGTGGTAATAATCAAGAAACAATTATTAGGCAGTCAGCACCTGGTTCTATACAAAGTAGACCACCCGCTCCATCTAGGCAAGTAGTAGAAGAAGATGAAGAGGTTGTTACTACTCCAAACAGTGAACAAAATAGTATACCTGTAGTAGAACAAAATACTACCTCAAGTACTAGCGATTCACAAGAATATACTCCACAATCTGTTTCAAGAGAAGAATATATTCCACAATCTCAAAGAAATGATGAAGAGTATACACCACAATCTCAGAGAGATGATGAAGAATATACACCTCAGTCACAAAGAGATGATGAAGAGTATGAGCCACAAAGTCAAGCGTTGTATGGAGGATCATTTTATGGCACTGGTGGTGAGGCTGAAATAGATATTAATACTTATAAAGCACTAATTGCTGCAGGAGCAGATATAGAAATACTATAATTATGAAAGTAAAAATTAATAAATTACCAGAAGGTTTTGCTTTAGTTGATGGAAAAGTTGTCAAGAAATCTATGTATGGTGGATCAACTGGTCAACAAGATTCTAGCTATGGATTAATTACAGATAATCAAATTTATGATGACATGTATAACATGTCTGCAGAGCCGTTTGGTAAAGTAAGTAATACTTTAGGTCCTGTGCCTAGAGATGAAGCTAATCTTGAAGCAGAAAGAGGTGAGACTGCTCTTACTGATATGAATAATGATGGTGATTTTGAATTATATAATATATCTGGAAAAAGACATTCAGAGGGAGGTACACCTTTGAATTTGCCACCTCAGTCATTTATTTATTCAGACACTGCATCTATGAAGCTTAATCAAAGTGAGCTAGCTGAAATGGGTATAGAGTCTAAAAAGAAAATGACTCCTGCAGATGTATCAAAGAAATATGAATTAAATAAATATATATCTATTTTAGATGATGAAGCTTCAGATAAAATATCAAAAGATACAGCAGAGTACATGCTGCAGAAAAATAAAGAATCTTTATCTCAATTAGCTTTTTTACAAGAAGCAAAGAAAGAGTTTGAAGATGGTGTACCTTTAGCATCATATCCTTACTTGCAAAAACAAGGAGTTAATCCAATTGAATTTAGTCAAAAAGTAGAAAACATAACTAAAGAGCAAGCAGAGTTAAAAGCTATTATGCAATTACCTATAGAGGTAAGAGAAAAGGTTATGGAGTTAAAAGCTCAAGTTCAAAATATACAAAGACAAATAGAAAAAACTGAAGAAAATAGAGTTATTAATGATCCTATAAAGTTAGATAATAGGGAATTAGAAACAGATATGCAAACTCCTGATATGGATACTATGCCACTTGCTGACTTAGAAGAGGGAGGTGAGTTAGATAAATATCAAACTAGAGGTGAATATGATATGCCTGATATGTTTTTCCCAATGGATAATATGAGTACTGCAGGATTAAATATTCCTAACTTTAATGTTCCTACTCAAACTTATGATGGTCAACCTTTAACAAGCACTACACCTTTAGAAGCTTCTATTATACAAACTAATAATAATGATAAAACTGTTACTAATCAACAACAAATATCAAAGTTAACTGATTTTAATGAAGAGTTAAAAAGATTAAATGCAGAGTTAGCAAAGTTAGCTAAACAAGAAAGAGATTTAATAATACAAACAAACCTTACTAATTCTCAATCTCAACAAGAAAATATTGATGAAGCTACAGTAGAGTATTGGGTTAAACATATTAAAGATGGTAATCCTCCACCTTCTGAACCAAATGCTGCTTATTTAGAGGCATATAAACAAGTTTATGAGAATAGAATAGAAAATACTATTGCTAGAGAAGAAGATGAATTAGATAATGCTTTAGATAATCAAGAAAACTATGTAAAGGATAATAATAAAGAAATAATGGAGCTTTTTCAAAAGTTGCAACAAAATCAAAATCCTTATGCAGAGAAAGATGATGATTTAAATTTTACAGATGAAAGTAATCTTAACTATACAGATAAAACAAGTCCTTATTATGTGGGATCTTCTTTTGCTGCAGGAGATACATTAGAGACAATGAGTGAAGGAGGTGAGCTTCCAAAAGCAGCAACAGGAGAAGAGTTAACAGAATCTTTAAATAAAAATGCATTTCCAATAGAGTTAGGAGATGGAACAATTATTAGTAATAAGATTGAGCTTGCAAGATTAAAAAATACTGATCCTGATACTTATGAGTTAATTTTAAAAGCATATGCACAAAATTATAATGAAGTAGAGAGAAAATCTGTAAATGTATCTGAGAGAGATATTCAAACTATACAAAAAAATTATGATGGTTATGATAGTTGGAGTGATTGGTATATGAGTCCTGAACAAGAAGCTTATAGAAATAAAAGATATCAAATATATAAAACATATATAGAAGATCAGAAAAGTGGAGATTCAAAATTTTTAAAGAAAAATCCAAACTTTGAACCTTTATCAGAAGAAGAGTTTCACAGAATGTACGCTCATCATAATAGAGTTGCTGATGCATTAAATCAAAAAGCAAAAGATAATCCTTTATATAGAGATGATCCAAATTGGGATAGTCAATTTAAATGGACTAAGGATGATACATGTACAGAAGATGATATTAGAAATAAAAGATGTAAAAAATATAGAGGTAACGTTTGGAGAAAAGGAGAACGTGTAGGTAAAAACTGGTATTACAATCAAGAGTATCAAAAACTTGGTTTAGTTGATGTAGATGGTAATCCTATTCCGGCATTTAATGAAGAAGAAGGAGCTCATATGATGGCTGCAATTAATTCTGGTGCTATATTAAGTAAAATGCCTGGTCAAAATTTTGATATAAATACAAATCAAAATATTGATACTAATCAGTTAGATGCAGATGCTAATGCTTCTAAAATGAGTTCATATATGGGAAATGATTTTCTTTTTAATATAGAAAATGCTATAACAGAAACTACTGACTGTGCTAACGCTGCAGAGATAAAAGCCCAATGTGATGAGCAAGGTGGTACATTTATTCCTTATAATCCAGAAACAGGAGAGGGATGTATATGTCAAGGAGGTTTGAAAGAAATAGATGTGCCAGATATTGATGTTACAACACCTCCAGATCCCGAGTTTTGGTTACAAGATAAGATGGGTTTGGCTAATGCTTTAGATGCTAAAATGAGTCTTAAAAAGTATTATCCATGGGCACCCAAGTATAATGAAAATTTACTTGATCCTGTATTCAAAGATCCAGAAAGAGAAATAGCTGCAATAGGTGAACAAGCTGTTATTGCTGCAGATACTGCGTCTGCTTTTTCCGGGCCACAAAGAGCGGCAGCTGTACAAGCAAAAGCTCAGGGTAAAGCAGCAGCACAAATAGCTGATGTAATGAATAGAGTGCAGAATGATAATATAACTATAGCTAATACAGTAGATGCAAAGAATGCAGAAATTAAGTATAAAACACAGTTATTAAATAATACTGAATTAAAAAAGTTATATGATAATACTGTATTAACAGAACAAAACTATGACAACTCATTAAGAAAAGCTAATGCAGAGATTACAAAGCAAATGCAAAATATGTATACTAATGCAGCGAATACATATAATATGAACACTTTGTATCCTAACTTTAATGTTATGCCTGGCACAGGGGGATTCATTGATATTGTAAATCCAAAGGAGTTTAATAAAGATCCTAACTATATAAGTCCTGGAGATTCAAAAAGTCAATACCTAGATTGGTATCATGATGCAATACTAAAAGGTATACCTGAAGAGCAGCTTCCTAATTTTATTGAGTGGAATAAAACCTTTAATAATCAAAGTACAAACACTGATGCAGATGCTGTTAAAAATAGTGGTTATGATAATATATCTAGAAGAGGTAGAGAGTTAAGACTTGCTAAAAGTGGTATGGCACTTAATGACTTTTTAAAAAGAACAAGACGTTAAACTTAAAAAGTGTAAAATGAAAAAAAGAAAAACTTATAAAATTTTAGTATCTTAGTATTATGGCTACATATTTACCTGGAGTACAGGATTACATACCGAATTTAGAGCCGTTTAAGCCGGACTATAAGTTTCTATCTGATGTATTAACTATCAGACAAGATAGGTATGATACAAACTTTAGATCATTAAATAATTTATATAATGATGTTGTTAACGCACCTCTAACAAGAGAAGAGAATATTGAGAGAAGAGATCAGTATGCAAATAGATTAACTGAAGGGTTAAAACAAATAGCAGGTTTAGACTTATCATTACAACAAAATGTTGATGCAGCTAAAGGTTTATTTAGACCTTTTTATGATGATCAAGATATAAGAAAGGACATGGCCTTTACTAAAAGAGTTAGTGATCAAATGGAAAAAGCTAACTTTTATTTCAACTCTCCTAACCCAGAAGATAATAATAAATGGTGGCAAATAGGTGTGGATAGATTAAACATGCACATAGATGATTTTAAAAATGCTACAACTCAAGGTGCTAGGAATATGGGGTTACCTTCTTATGTTGATAATCCAAACTATTTTGAAAGGGCATTTGAATCTTTAAAAGCATCTGGTTTAACTTTTGAACAAACAACTCCTAATGGAGATTGGATGATAACTACAACAAATGGAACTGCATTAACTAATAGAATTATAGGATATGAGCTAGCTGATAATGGTAAAGATTATAAGTTAGATAGAGATGGTGAACCTATACCTATAACTGTTGATGATACATTTAATTATTTAAAAAATACTATGCTTACAGATCCTAAAGTTCAATTAGGTATGCAGACAGAAGCATATGTAAATGCAAGAAATTTTGCTACTAATCCAGATAATATTGCAGAATATGGTAGTGAGCAAAATGCATATGAATTTTGGGCACAAGATTATATAAATCAAGCTGTAGATGCTGGAATAATGGATTTATCCGAGGCTGAGTCTTTAGAAAACAATTTAGAGGGTGAGAAAAAAAGTTGGGAAGAGTATAAACAAAAATATAATATAATACCAGGTAGCCCTTCTGAAAATATAATAATGCAAAAAGCATTTGAATTAGATTTAGCAAAAAAAAATAAAGATCTAATACAAAGACAAGTACAAACATTAAAAGCACCGGCTAATGATTTAGATAAACTTTTATCAACAGCATATCAAGCATATAGTATATTAACAGTAGGACCTAAGTTAAAAGAAGCTGGAAGTGCTTATAGTAGAATTGGTGCAAAACAGACTTTTAAAGTTAATGAATTAGCAAAGTTAAAAAAACAACAAGACTTTCAGTGGGCTTTAGAAGGTTTTAAAGCTCAAAATAGATTAAATGAAATAGCATTAAGAGGAGCAGAAGCTAGAAAAACTGCAAAGTATAGTCAAGATTTAAAGAATATAGCAGACGGTCTTACTGGATCTATATATGATAGCTTTAAAGATGCAAAACCAAAAGCATTTGATTTTAAAAATTATAATGAAGACTTAGCAGAAAATATAGAAAAGCAAGAGTTTAATATATTAGATAAAATGCAGATTGATAGAAATGATCAGATGAGCAAAATAGATCTATTAACAAATGACTTTATTTTAAAAATAGGTTCAATGTCAGATGAGTTTCAAAATTCTCCATATGTAGTTCCTGATAGTTTAGGAACTCAGTTTAGATATCCTGTTGTTAATAATACAGCCACTGGATCAGATACAATTTATAAAACTGGAAGTGTTGATGATTTGATAAAAGACTATTCATTAGCTGTTAATGAAACAAATAAAGATGCATTTGTTAATCACTTTAGAGCAAAAGTAGATAGCACATTAACATCAGGATATAGAAGTGTAATACCTGGTGATCCTAATGGCCCTATAATTGAACAAGATATACTTTTAAATTCTGGGTCACCTATATTTAATCAAAAGCCTCAAGCTTATATGAGTCTTGTAAATATCTTAGGTGCATTAGATGTAGAAAAAGGGTTATTTGTAAATGCTGAAAAAGAATATAATAGAATTTTAAAAAACTTACAATCAGAGAATGTAACAGACAATGCTGTTAATCAAAAAGGTTTTCCTCCTTTAGTACAGACTGAAAAGCAATTAAAGATGGGACTAAATGGAGAAAGTATAAGTTCAATATTATCACCTAATACTGACGGTTCAGGTAGGTATAATAATTATAGTGATAGTACATATGTAATTGTAGATAAAGAAACTTTTGCTGATCAAGTAGTAGCAATGGCAACTAATGATGGTAATATTCAGGATGTTTTAGATTATTTAAATAAAAATCATAAATATGCTGTGTTTTCTACAAAAGCTCAACCTGGAAGAATTACAAAAGAGTATTCTTTTAATGATAGAGACAAAATAGATATATTTGAAAAGAATCCACTACTTGCACAATCTTTCTTTTGGGAGGAACAACCTTCGGGAGATGGATTTCCATTAGGTTTGGGAATTGATAATAACCCTGGTACATGGGTTTTTGCACCATATGCCACAAGACGTACTATGATAGGGAGTCTCTTAAGAGATGAAAAATCTAATGATGAAAAAATAGAAGCATTAAGAGAGTTAGCTTATGAGATTTATGATGGTGAAAGTAGTTCAGATAATGCAGAAGGAGAAGAAAGATTATCAGATGCTGATAATGTAGGTATGCTACAAAATTTACAAATACTAATGAGAGAAGGTGATGCTCCTGGTAAGTATTCATTTAATTATAAAGATTTTATAAGTGGCAATTTACCACAAATGGGGCAAGATGTAAAGTTAGATCCTATTATGGATGCTTATTTTGATAATACATATGCTAAATATCAAATGGTAGATGGTGAAAGAGTTCCTACAGATGCAACACATTTTCTTTTAAACATGGCTGAAGTATTAAGAAGTAGGGTTCCTGGTAAAGATTGGCAAGCTAGTATACCAAAAACTAGTGAAACAGGTTTTGGAGCTGATGTTAATGCTTTAATAAATGACAAAAATAATATTGCTGCAAATCAAATTATGGAACAAATGATAGATTATTTATTAATGGCTCAGAAGAATGATACTAGAAGATCTATTTTTGATATTTCATGGAGTAAGACAGGATCTAATGAGTTAGGGCCTGATGGTGACTATTCTTTTACAGCATATAAATTACAACCTAATGTACAATCAGGACCAATTATAGAAGACATGCTTGGAGCAATTGTAAATAAAGATGGAATATCATTTGGAGAACCAGCAGAAACACTACAAGGTAATTATAAAGTTAAATTAAGTAAAGATGGTTTGGAAGCATATCAAAAGATTATGACTAATGGTATAGTAATGTATATGAGAAAAGATTTAGATCAAAATAGAAATATGGATTCATCATATGCTGTAGATCAATTAGCTAAATATATAATGACTACTGATGAGCAAATATATAAAATGCAATTACCAAATGCTGGTACAGCTATTATAGAACATATTGGAGGTGGTCAGTTTAAAGCAAGGGTTCAAGACTATAAATGGAGTGATGATGCTTTAGCAGTAGTTCCTGCTCAAATTATACCAGATGAAAGAATATATAGAGCTGATGAAATTCTTGAATTAAAAGCAGCTTTAGAACAATATATGATTAATGTAGCAACACAGAATATTGCTGATGAAAATGCATATAAAAAGAATAATTTATAATGTCAGAAAAAATAAACTTAACAGATAACAATCTCTTAGGGGATTCATTTGAGCAGCCTGATGTTAATTTTCAAGACGCTAGAGTTGATTTACCTCCAATAGATACATTTCAAAAAATGGCATCTGATGCTTTTGAATTTGGTAATGTTGGACCTATAGATCCAGCAACTGAAATGCTAATAGAAGAAGCAAAAGAGTTTACTCAGTTTGTTCCATTCTTTGGTCCTAATAATAGTATGAGTAATCCTTATCCTGGGAAAGTAACGCCAAATTTTAACCCATATACTGAGTCACTTGGTGATTTTCAAGGCACTGATGTACAACAAAGAGAAGCAAGATACCGTCAGATAATTGATGGATCAGTTGGTTTTGAAGATAGTTTAACTCCTAACTATACACACTCTTTAAAACTTAATACACAGGCAACTAATTTAGATAGATATTATTCAACTCCTGCATTTTCAAGATTAGGTTTTAATCCTTTTGGTGATAATGAAAGATATTATAATCAAAATATGACTAATCAAGAGGAACTGGCTAGAAGTTGGGGTGCATTTAAAGGTATATTTGGTCCTGCTATGGGTTCAAGTATAAGATCAATAAAAGATATGTTTTATGGAGAACCTTTTATATCTGACTTTCAAGGTGCTAGGGCCTTAACTGATAATATGAGAATAGGCATGACAAATAATCCAGGTACTATGAAAGGTCATATTAATGATTTTTTTGTTAATAGTGCATATACATTTGGTATAATAGGAGGTATAGCTGCAGAAGAATTAACATTGTGGGGAGCAGCTGCAGTAACAGCTCCATTTACAGGAGGTGGTAGTTTATCTACTAAAGCTGCTGGCACTGCTAGAAATATTGATAGATTAAGAAAAATTCCATCTATTGCTGCAGATACTAGAAGATACACATCTCAAATTTCAAATTTTAGTCAAACATTAAATAATGTTAAAAATGCAAAAAACTTTTTTCAAGCAAGTAAAGCAGGGTTTGCAGGTGCTGGTAGAGGTTTAGCAAACTTTTTTGCTCCTGAAACAATGAGAGCTTTTGCTAGTTTAAAATCTGCAGCAAGTGTTGGTGATAATTTATCACAACTTGCAAAAATACAAAGAACATTTGGTGGTTTTTATAGAGATCTTAGATCAATAAACTTAGCTTTAGCAGAGTCAAAAATGGAAGCTGGTATAGAAGAATTAAGAGTACAAGAAGCAACAAAGAAAATAGAAGAAGAGAAACTAGGTAGACCTTTGACACCTGATGAAATGTTAACAACTGTAGAAGCAGGTAAGAGAGCAGGATTAAAGACTTTGTTTAATAACTTTCCACTTATATATTTAAGTAATAAACTTCTTATTGGAACAGCAATGAGAGGTTTCCGTAGGCTAACAGGTGATGCAATAGAGACAGGTGTAGATGGAGCAAGGGGTTCTACAATAAGAACTGCTGCAGGTAGGGCGTTCAAACCAGGAACTCCAGGAAAACCTATTGTAGCTGTAGCTGCTAAGAAGCAAGGTGTTAAAGGTTTTTTAAAAAACATAAAAGCTGCTGGACCTGGAGGTATTGCAAAAGGCTTAGCTGGGGGTGCATTGAGATTTACATTATTAGGTATACCAGAAGGTGTTCAAGAAGTATCACAAGAAGCAATTGCTGATGGTATTAGTGCATATTATGAGGAGATGTTTAGTAGTATGCCTTACGCAGAAGTAAAAAAGGCTATGGGCTTAACAGATAATATTTGGGAGAATGCAAATAGAATGAGTATTGGTAAGTCTCCCATGGATCAATTATCTACTGAAGTTAAAAATTTACTTTCTTCACCACAAGAGTATTCTAAATATGCACAAAAAGGAATAGAAAAACAATGGTCACCACAAGGTTTAAAAGTATTCTTATCTGGTTTTTTTATGAGAGGTGCAACAGCAATACCTCAATCTATAGTATTTAATGCAATTCCTGATTATGTTAATACAAAAGTTAATAAAGACTATGCTGATATAAAAAAGAATACAGATAAATATAGAAGAGCTCAAGCTGATATGGACAATAGCATTTATAATGATGTTGTTAATTTTTATCATCCACAAACAATGGATGCTACTTCACAAATTTTAGCAGATAAATTAGCATTTCAATACACAACTGAGGGTAAAGTAAAAAAGTATTTTGATACTGTGCATAAGATGATGTTCAATGCAATTAATGCAAATATTAAAAATAGAAATCATCAAGTTTTTATAGATCAAATGGAAAGCTATAAACAATTAGATGATCAAGAGATAGTAAATATTGTAGATGATAAAAATGCAGATCCTGTAAAAATAAGAAAAAGATTAGATGAAGCAATTGAAAATGCTAAAGTCTTAAAGAAAGAAAAACTTAGACTAGATAATAGATTACCTAATCCATATTTATATACGCAATTTGAACCAGGTTCTGATGAGTATAATGCTGCATATTTTAATTATCAAGGTTGGGAGTTTATGAGAGATATGGCTTTATTTGCTGGAGACTCTTTTAAAAATTATGTAAAAAGAAAAGCAGATATATTGCAATCATTAACTCAGGTTCCGGTTGTGACTAATTTAGAGGCTTCTGAATTAGATGTTTTATTATCAGAAAGATCTATGGCTAAAGAGATTTTATTTTTAAAAGAAACTTTGGCAAATACTGAGGTTACTCCTGAAACAAAAGAAGATTTAGATTTTAAAAAAGCAAAGTTAGATTTACTAGAAAAAATAAAACCTATTTTATTTGATCCAATAAATGTACAAGCTTTGAAGTCAGGTTTAGATGTTAGTGATTTACCTCAAGGTCCTGTTAATAAATTAAAAGATTTAATAGCACAATACTTTCAAAAGATTGCTTTCTATAGACAAGGTACTGTGGCTAATGCAAATCTTTCAGAAAATATAGATAAAATTATAGATTTTACAACTTTAGATATTCAATCTAAAAGATATAATGATGCTATAAACTTTTTTGCTAATCCTATTAATGCAGAAAGGTTTGCTCAAGAGATGGCTATTGTACATAAAGCTATGTATAATAAATATACAGGTGAGAATGCAACTATAAGAAGAGTTAACAAAACTATAATAACTGATGCTCAAAGGACATTTTTAAATCAATTATCTAAATTAGGTGATATCCAAGGTCTAAGTCAAGTACAACCTGTTCCAGAACAAGTAGAAGCTTTTATTAAAGAGAATAAATTGCCTACTGAATATTTTGGTTTTGATAAAGGTGTTATTACAGAAGACATGGCTGAAATGGCAGAAATAAAAAAATTAGAAAATTCATATAAAGAGCTTCTAGCTAAAACAAATACAACTAAAGAAGAGGTCACTGAAGAAGAAAGTACTACAGTAGAAGAGGAATTAACAAGTTTACAATCAGAAACAGATCCTTATCAGCAGTCTTTAAAAGATGAAGAAGTTACTATTCCTGAAGAGGATACAGTTAACTCTGAAGAAATAACAGCAGCAGTTGTTGCAAGAGATAATTTTTATTCTGATAATAAATCTACTCAAACCTTAATGAAAGATATTTATGCTTTATATGCAAATTCAGATAGACCATCTTTAGATTATTCAGATTGGAAAAAAAAGAAGCTAGCACTAGGTGATGGTGGTTTTCAAATACTTGGTGCAAGATATGATTTATTTCAAAAATATAAACAGAGTGAAAACTATAAAAAAACAGGGGCTAGGGATTTTGATAATTGGATTGTTGATCCAAACAATAAGTTAGTTGTATTTGATATAATTGAAAAATATGAAACAGAGTTAAGATTTGTATCTACAGTTGAGTTTAATAAAAAAGCTACTAAAGAAGATGTACCTACAGAATCAGATAATATTGAAATAAAAGACACAGCTTATGACGGTATCTTCATAAAGCAAACAAGAATATCTGAGACTGGCAAGCAAGATAGATTTATTTATGCTGTTGTTGATGCTAGTGGAAATAATATTTTTGGTAGAATAAAAGATATATCACCAGATGATATAGGTTCATATAAAACTTTAGATCAAGCAAAGTTGGCAGCTAAAAGAATTAATGAGTATAGTCCTATAAATCCTTTTGTAATTGAAGATTTATTTGGAGAAACTTTTCAAACAGGTGATAGACTTGTAAGAAAAGGAGATCCTAAGAATGTATGGATTGTAAGATCAACAGAGAGTACATTTAATAAAAATAAAAATTTATATATAGTACATAGTGAAGATATAGGTAAACCATATTCTAAGAAGAGAAAAGACTTTATTAAAACTAAAAAAGATTGGACTGATCAAGAGTGGACTATTATAGGTAAAACTGATAGACCTATATCTGAATCAATTAAAAAGATTCCTATAGATAATGGAGTAAAGTTCTACCCTTTTAACCCAGGTTTTGTGAAGTTTGGTAAGTTTGTAGATCCTAATGCAGAAACACTTTCTACTACTGAGGCACAACTAGCATTTGAAAGAGTGCTTAGCACAACAACACAAGAAAAACTTAATAATGCTATATTAACAATAGATAGAAATCCTCAATATGAAAAGTATCAAGAAACATTAAAGAGGGCAGAAAAGGGTGAAGTTAAGTTTCCAGAGTTTGATAAGAACAATAATTTTGATAAAAAGAATAAACCAAATAATGATCTTGCCTTTGGTATGAATGAGTTTGAGGTTACTCTAGTTTTAGATAATCAACCTATTGCTAAGTTAAGAAATTTAGGTTTGGTAACATTATTAGATAATGGTAAAATTATTAATGGTTCTACCATAAATGCATTACAAGCAGAAAAATTATTTATAACCGAAGGTAATCCAAACGCTTATAAACAAATTCAAAGTAATTATCAAACACTAATAGAAATAAACGATCTGCTAAGATCTAAATTAGGTGATAAAAATACTGTAGATGTACCATTATCATCAGTTCCTATAAATGTACAAGCAACTGCAGGTAGTCCAGGATATCAAGTTAACAATAAGCCTGCACAAAATTTACTTGAAAATCTTAAATACACTAAAATAAATAATCAAATTTTTATTATAGATAAATATAACACATATAGTGAGGGTAAGATTACTCCAACTTTTGATTACTATACTACTGCAGAGGGCAATGCACGTTCAGAGATTCAAAGAGAGTTAGTAGAATATATTAAGAATAATTTTAATAATGGTAATTCTAATACTACTCTTGCAGATGTGCCTATAGGTAGATATTCTATGGCGGTAAAAGAACCTAATGGAACTATAACCTTTTTTAGGCTAAGACCTATGAAGCAAGAAGTAAGTAAGCTAGATGAAGTATTTACTGAGATAAAAGAAATGCAACAAAAGATTGATGCAGATAGAAATACTGATGAAAGTGTTAAAGACTTACAGCCTATTGCTGAATTTAATAATAAACTACAAAGAGATTTTTATATAGAATATGATCCAGGTACTATTATTGGTATAGAATTTAATGAAAATGGATACATCCAAGTAACATATAGAAATTTGATAGATGAGAGTGTAGGTAAGAAAGGTAGAGCTAAGGTTATGTTTAACAAAGAGGCAAACAAATTACTTGCTGAGGCTAAAACAATGCAAGAGTTTTTAGATCAAGTAAATAAAGGATTTAAGCAAGTCCAGGACTACTTTATTAAAAATGGAAAGAATATCAAGGGATATGAAAATTATAGACCTATACAAAATTTTAAATTAACCTTAGATAATTTTGTAAAGAATTTAGATAAAGACCTTACTGTAGATCAATTAAATAATGAGTTAAATAGTTTAGTTACTGCAGAGGTGGTTAGAAATATAAGAAGAGGTAGAGGTTTAAATATTACACTAGAGAGCACAGGTATAAAATCTTCTAGAGAACAAGCTGTAGCTATGAAACCATCAGATAATGTTCCAAAGAATAAGGTTGTAGATGAAGGAGCTAATCAAGAAAATAAACAAACAGAAGATAATATCACTGAACTTACTGATAACATAGCTGAAAAATATGCTGCTGCAATAGATGATCTTGCTAATATGTTAGATGGTCAGATGTATGAGTATAGTGAAGTAGATATTAATTTTGTAAATCAAGTTCATCAATATTTAGATAATAAACAAGTTAATAATAATGATTCTAATGAGAAGTTTATACGTTTATTAAGAGAAACAGAAATAGATGATAATATTGAAATGCAAGATATTTTATTAGAGTCATATGAAGATAATATGACTGAAGAAGAAAGAATACAAAACAAACTTGATGATATTACTGAACAGTATACAGATCTGGTTAAAGAGTTAAAACTAGAGAAAGTAGAGCTAATAAAATCTGAAAATCCAAATATAAAAGCGGTTACTCTACATAAAAAATTAGACGAGGCTGTATTAAAAGATCCTAGAGTAATTAAGCTTGACACAGAGAGAATAGAATTAGAGAGACAGTTAAAAAGATTTGACAATTTAGGTGATGATGTTGCAAATAAAGTATTAGAAAGAGGTGAGCTATTAGATGGCTTACAAGCAGTAAATAGAGAAGACTTTATAAGTGAGATGGAAACCATCTTACCTGAGTTCTTTACTGTAGAGGATCTTAAAGTATTAAAAGATAGACTTGTAGATAATCAAGAAACTGTTGCTGCTTTTGGCTTAAACATGGCTACTGTGGGTGCTAGAGTAGAAGGTGGTATTATATATTTACCAGAGGTTACACAGTTTGCATATCATGAAGCAGGTCACGGTGTATGGAGATTACTACTTACAGATGAACAACAGCAAGGATATATAAAAGAAGAAAAATCTAAATACTTAAAGCAACTTAAAGCAGATGGTAAGAACCTTAAAGATGAGATAACTAATTGGAAATTAGAGGATTATGCACGTGTAAGAGCTACTGATAAACAAGCTACAGATAGACTAGTTGAAGAGTTTATATGGGATAACTTCCAAGACTATGCAAATAAGAAGAAAACTTTTACTGGTAAGATAGTAATATTCTTTAAAAAGGTATTAGACTTTATAAGAGGTTTATTTAGAACTAAGTCTCCATTTGATATACAAGCCTTATATGATAAAATTTTATCTGGTGGTTTTAAGTATGCAGATATTGTAGATAACCAATTTACTAGACCTGAAACTAGTGCATATGCTGTTGGTGTAAATAGATTAGCATTTAAAAATATTAGAAATGGATCTAAGAGACTATTTATAAAGAGAGATGATGGTACTACTATAAGAAAGTCTGTTAATACATACTTTGATCCTAATATGCAAAATCAGTTAGTTGCAAATATTGCACGTATATATAATGACTATATTGAGAATATTACAGGGCCATATAACCCTTTAAATATATTAGAAAATGCAGTTGCAGATTATATAGAAACTTACAATCCTACTGTATTGCAAGAAGAATTAAGCCCAGAAGATTATATAAATCAAGAAAAACAAATAAAAGATGTATATGCTTCTCTGCTTCAAACAAGACCTTTTTCTGTACGTGGTGATATTATTAATGCGGTTTCAACATACCTAAGAGGAATGGATGTTATTATAGAAAGAACTTCTGATCAAGTTATAGAACCAGGTGTAGGAACTAATAATATAAAAAGTATTGCTGAATATGAAAAGTCACAAGATGAAATTGGTGGATTAAAATCATTTAGTCAGTATATGCGTAATTTAATTGCAACTACAACATATACTTCAAAAGATATGTTTGGTAGAAGTGTTGTGCAAACAGTTCATTTCCAAACTGGTTATGAAGGATTAATGAAGGCTACATCAGATGCATTTACAGAGGTTGATGTATTAGAATCTTTAGTTAGATTCTCTAATGACTCAGAGCAAACTTTTGCTATTGTTGAAAGAGTGCTTGATAAGATAGGGCTAACTAGGCAAGATATTATGCAAGATGGTTTTACAATACCAAAGCAAATTCAAAATCCTTTATTCTATCAAGATTTTATTAATCATTTTAAAAATCAAACTAGAGTAGATTATTCTTATGATCAGTTAGATCAAGAAACAGGAGCATTACAAATAATGTCAGCAACTAAAAAGGATGATGCAAATCAGACTATGGAAAGATGGAATAATGCATTTGCTGCAAGATATCCAGAGTTAAAAAATAATGCTCAGTTTAGATCTGAGGCAGTTGGAGCTTTAAAAGATCTTACAAAGTTAATGGGGAGAAAGTCAATTACAGATAAAGTATTAGAAGAAAAAATAAGTACAGCTGCAGGTAGTATTCAATCTGAAATATTTAGAACAACTGGTATTAATTTTACTCCTGGGTTTTTAAGATATGCAATTTTATCAAACATACAAAGTCCTAACACAAACCAAAGAAAATTTTTACGTCAGTTTGGTAGATTAGAAACAGTTACAGCAACTGATATAAATGCTATAATAGCTGGACTAAATAAAACAGATGCAAATAATCAGTCTATTCCTGTTTTATTTACAAAATATACTGATGCATTTTTACAAGGGAAAAATATTGAAGAAACATCTGAGAAAGATCCTGGAAGTGCTGGTAGATTTGCAAGATTAGGTAGAATAGATGCTGCATTTAATGAAACTGTTGGAGCCTCTACACATATAACTCCTTCAGGTAAAAGAATATACTCACAACAATTAGCTTCTGTACATATGAAGTTAATTAGACAGTTGAATGATACTAATTATTTAGATAATTTAAAAGCAGATCCTTTCTATGAAAATGAACTACTTGTTAATAGTCCTGATATTAGAGATATGGCTGAGAATAATGAGTTAAGAATAAGCAGAGTTGCAGGATATAAGGTAGGTAAGTTTAGTAGAACTGATGAAGGATACTATGTTATGAATAATAACTTAGATGTTAATAGAAAGCCGGGTGTAGATGCTTCTAACTTTGGCGGGAGAGATCTAATAGCTTCTGTTATAAATGGTTACTTTATAGACTTTGTACCACAGACTGGTAAGTTAGATTTAAAAGAATACCGAGAAGAGAGTGATGTGGGTGTAAGAATAGCAAGATATGCAACAGCAAGAATTTATCCTAGGATTCTAGAAGCTAATAGTACATTAGATTACATTAATATGCCTATAGTTAAAACTGTAGAGTTTAAAAATGGAAAGTCTAATATTACATTAGAAACTGTAGATAGAGTTTTTGATAAGATAAGAGCAGAAGCTTATGAAATACAAAGAGAATATCAAGAAAGATATCAGGGTGGTGAAACGTTTATACCAGGAGATATACAAGGTTATAATGATACAGAGAATGGTAGATGGAGAAGATTTAAAAAGACAAGAGAATACTTTACTCTACAAAAAGCAAGGTTAGGTATAGATAAAAGCTTTAAAGCACCATATCTAAATAAAGTACAACAACAAGGATTAGAAGGTCTAGGTACAACAGTTATTCTTAGAAAAAGTGCTACAGCAAAAAAAGAAGGTTATCCACAAGGAGAAAAAGTGTTGGTTAAAATTAATGAAAAGAATTACTCACTAGATAATCTTGGAGCTGGATCAATAGATAATTTTAACTATGATGAGATTTTGGAAAAACTACTAGGTGGTGAAGTAAAAACCAGTGCTGTTGGACTTAGTAAAGCTTTTTCATTTAAAAGAGGTAATAAAACATACTATACTGATAATGCTACAATAAGAAACTTTTTAAAAGAAAATAGCAAAGATAAATATACCGTGTATTATTTAGATAAGTTATCTGAAGAACAGGTTAGTTTATTTACAGAATCTACTGATGAATTTATAGAAGATGATTCTATTATAACAGGAGTTGAGGATTTACTTGTAACAAAAAATCCAAAAACAAATGAACTATATACTTTTAATGAGGCACTTAAAGAAACAACATTTATCCAAGATGTTCCTGCCACGTCATTAGATCAATTAAAATATCAGGTGAGGGAAACACTTGAGAATAAGTTTACTATGTTTAATGATATGATAGTAAATGAGGATATTTTAAAGCTAGTAACTACTAATATCTCTGGTAATTTAAATACATCAGCAGGTGAGCCTGTAGCAGGTACTGTCATTCAAGATTTAAATTTAGTTGCAGGTCAACAACTACATAATCTAAGACAAATATTTTTTAATGCTTATTTAAATGCGTCTACAATAAATAAAGCTTTACTTGGTAATACAAATAAAAGTTTAGCAGATGCAACAGTTGAGAACAAAAGAAACAAACAGTTTGCAATAACTGGTAGAGATGTAGCTTTTGAAACTATAGCACCTGAGTTTGGTATTACTCATACTATGGGTAAAAATTCTATTGCTCAAGTTATTTTTGAAGATAGAAAATTTAAAGGTATGGAAGAAACTGATGGTTTGATATTTGCAACAATGAAAGGTGCAAAGTATTTAAACTATGGGGTTGGTACTTCTAAAGCTAAACTAGAATTAATAAACAGAATTGAGCAAGGAGAAATTATTAACGTTAGTGAAATTTTAGGATCTGAAGGGGTGAATGGATTACTTTCTTTAGGTGGTCAAGTTCAAAGTGAAAAGTTTGCTTATGGTGATGGTAAGATTTATGATAAAATGTCTATTATGTTTTTATCAGATCAGATAGTTGGAGACCCTTCTACAAATTTTACAACACCATCTATAACAAATCCAGAGTTTTTTGCTATTCATGAAAACTTAAAAGCAATAGAAGCTAATCAAGAAGTTGTTGCTTTAGCTACTCCTGCTTCTGCATCTAAAGCAGAAAAGAGTAAAGTATTAAGCTTTGAAGATATTTCTACACTAAGTGAAACATTAAGCCCTAAAGATTTAACTAACTCAATTACATATCTTGATGCAAACTTTATGTATCAACAACAAAAGCAAGTTGCCGGAAAAAATACAATTAGCAATCTTAAACAAATGAAAATTATAGTTTCATCTGAACAAGATAATAGTGCAGATATAAATGTATTTGGTGAGTCAATGACTTTAGGAAAACTAAGAGGTATATATAATAAGGTAGAGGGAGAAAAAGCTAAGTCTTCTTTACTATCTAAAATGAATTTAATATTTACCTTAGATGAAGCTATTGTAGCACTTGAAGAAGCTAGAGATCTGGGTAAAATGACACCAGACTTACAAACTTTTAAAGACTATGCAATATCATCTTTAGAAGCATCTCAAGCAAATAATCAAATGGTAGAGTTATTTAAAAACTCACCTGATCTTAATAATAGTTTAACTTCAACAAAGTTTGAACAATTATTTTTAACATTCTTTAATAGCACATTTAATGAAAGAGTTCCTGGCTTTAATACAACATTAATTACAAATGCATTAGGAGCTAGAGTTAAGAGAGTAAAACTTATAGAAGATGGTATACCTGTAGCTTGGGAGGTTGTTAGAGGTTATGAATTAAAACCATCAGATCAAAGAGAAGCTTTAACATTAACAAGAACAGGTCAGCCTTTGAACTTAAAAAGAGAAGATAACATTACAAAAGAATATCTAGATCAAGTTTTAGATAAGCCATTAGAAGTAGGAGATTTATTTATAGATGGTTTAAGAGGTAGTGTGGTTAAGTTAAATAAAGATGGATCAAAGAGTGATTTAAGATATCATGAAATGATTGTTGCACCTCAAAGATCTTACATGAGTCAAATAAAAGATGATGAAGTTATACCAGATGAAGTAGGTGATTTATATACTGCTACTGTACCTGCACAGGATGCTCACTCTGCTGCTTATGGTAAGATAGTAGACTTTTTACCAGCGTGGATGGCATCATCAGGTATGATTTCTCAATCTTATATGAAACGTTCTGGGCGTGACCTTGATATTGATCAAGTATATAATCATGAAAAAGATGTATATATAAAAGGTGGCAAAATTATTGAGTATGGTGATGGTGTGCCAGTAGATCCTAATAGATCAACTAAGGGTGTAAATAATAAATCAGAGGACACATTATATGAAGAGTACTTAAACTTTGTAGAAAGAGAGGTGCAAAGATCAGGATCTATATATAATCTTGCTCTTAGAAAGTATAAAAGAAAAAATCCAGGAGCACTTGAAGAAGAATTCAAACTTTTATATGAAGAGGATGAGGTGGAAGTTATGTGGACTGAGTGGCTTAGAGAAAATGAAGATCAAACAGCACCAGGATGGATTGCAAAAGAATCAAAATTAAGATTTGCAAAAGCAGAAGACTTTACATATAATAAAAAAGAAGATGAGTTTGGTCCTAAATATATAAAAGTAGATATAAGTCAAGAAGAAATTTTAGGAGCACTGCATCAGTTAAATAAGCCAAAGTCAAAAGAAGAGTATATTGATTATAAAAATAAATTTAAAATAGAGCCTTATGAGGCAGCAAATAATAATATACTTTTAGATACTAAAATAGCATTGCAGTCTAATCCAAGAATGGAAGCACCTTCTGAATATAGTAGTGTTGGTGTTGCTAATGAGCCTACTTCTATAGATCCATTAACTGATTTACTTACCAACTTAGAAAGTCAAGTTAAGTCTTTTGCTAATAGAAAAAGAATTTTTGATTCTTCAACTGATACAGATTTCTTAAATGATATACTAAGAATATATGATAGTTTTCATGATGGTGCAAAGAACATTGGTTCTATAGTTCCACAAAACTTGAACTTTCATATATTTTCAGAATATGGTTTAGATTTAAGAGATGGATCACAGTTTGGTAAACTAGTTATAGATGGTCAGGACTATAATGAATTTACAAATCCTTATATTTTAGATCCAAAAAATCAAAATGAACTTATAAGAAGAGCGTTTATGGGATCTGCAGAGATTACAGGGATGACAGACAATGCTAAATATAATATAGCATATTTCTTAGGTCTTAATAAACAAGCACTATCTACAGTAGCAAATGGTGTAGCACTTGGTATGCCAATTAGAATTCCTGTAATGATGGTTAATCATCCTACAATCAAAGATGTATATAGAATGTATAGTAGTAAAATTAGAAATAATGAACCCGCTAATATTTCTAAAATTATAGAAAAAAAGATAGAAGCAATGACAACTGATAAACCATTCCTTCTAGAAAATGCTGCTACTTTACGTATGTCAACAGAAGTTTTAACAGAGCAATTAAATGCATGGGAGTATGTTGGAGGTGTAAAAACTTTAAGTAAAACATTTACAGGTGAAGTTGAGGTTGGCTCAGAAGCATATGAAAAATTAGAAGAGGCAGAGCTTAAAGTTTTACAACAATTTTTAACTTTAGAAAGAATTAAACTAGCAACAAATAAGTTTATTGCTCTACCAAACTTTATAGATGGTATAGGATCATCAACTTTAGACTTAGAAAGATCTTTAAAATCTTTAGATGACTTAGATATAAATAAATCAGATAGTGATTTTAAAAACAGTAGTGTACCTGTAGACTTTAGAAAGTTCTTTGGTCAGATAAATAATATTGGTGGAGTTAAAACACAACCATATTTGACAACATTATATAGAATGGCAAGTATGATTAATAAAGTTACTCCTTCTGTGTTTATTTCTAAAACAAAACCTTTTGAACAAATAACTGATATAGTTCTTTCTCACTATAAAGGTGCTGCAAGATCTGTTGAGAGTAGAGGTGAAATAAAGAAAAGTATAATATCATATTTAACAGCAAAGTCTTTTATACATAGACTAAAAACTAGAGGTGATGGAAAAAGGTTAGTAACACTAGATAATGGTATTATATATCCTGAAGCAAGTGAGAATACACCATTAATTATTATGGATGTAATGAGAAGGCTTATGAAAAATAATCCTGATAGTTACTTCTTATATGACTTCTTAAAACCTATTACATATGATAATCCTAATAATAAGCAAATGATTGATAGGATTGTTGCAAATACTTGGAAGACAGTTCCAGATGCAATGATGGTAGAGATAGGACGTGATATAGCAAACATCTATACAAAAGATGAACAAAATTATCAAGACATGAACCATCTATTAAACTATTTATTAGTTAAAGATGGCTTTACTTTTGCAAGAGATTCTTTTATAAATGTTATGCCTCCTGTAATGTTGAAGGATATTATTAGTGCTGTAAGCCCCGCACACAGTCTTTTAAAATCAGAAACATTAGATGATACAAGGTATAGAGAAGTTTTTGGAGCAACGTTAAATGAAATAACTAATCAAGTTGTAAAAAGTATATTGCTATCACATAAAAATAGTTTTAATTTAAAAGTTAGTAGGGCAGGTAATGCAAGACTAGCATTGAAAGAATTTAAAGATGAGTCAAGTTTAAACTATAATATAGCTGCTGAAGATAGTAGATATAAAAAAGACATATCATTAGAAGAGGGATTAGCTTCTGGTCAGATAAAAGCAATATCTACAGAGAATAAACTATATGCTAATGCAAAGAAGGGTCATATTATACGAATAGGTACAGAGGGTACTCCATATGAAATTACTGATATAATAAGATTAACTAAGAAACAAAAAAGAGTAAAAAACTTTTCATCAAAATTTTCTATTTTAACAGGATATACTAAAGAGTATTATGATGCAATGTCTAATACAGATTCAAGACTAAAAGGTTATTTAACTCTTGTAAAGAAAACTACAGAAGAAGTTGCAGAAAAACAACCTGCAGCAGTTCAAGGTGGAGCAGTTCAATTTGATTCAGGTCTAGGTGAAACTTATGTAAACTTATTTGCAAAACTTGGCCCTGCTCAAGATAGAAAACTCAAAGGTAGACTTATAAGAAAGTATGAAGCTCAAAAGAAAAAACAATATGGTAAACAACTTAGTGTTGAGGCTTTTAAAAAGAGATTGAGTTTAAATAAAAAACAATTAAAAGGAAAGGGTTTTGAGGTTGTTAATCTTACAATTAATAATAAAGATTATGACTTAATTAAATTCCCACTTGTTAGAAAAATTAAAACAGGGTCAGGAAAAGAGACAACATTTATTACAGAAGTGTTAACAAGTGTTACTGTACCAAAGATTTTAGATAGAGGTGCTGATCAACAAACTTTAATGTATAATTTAAAATCAGAAACAGATGGTAGAGTAAGTGAAATATTAGGTGTTAATGCTATATATACTGAAACTGAATCTTTAGGTGTAGATAGTGCAACAGATATAGGTGATGTATTTACAAGTAAAAGACCTGCGTTTAGCTTATTGATGGAAAATAGAAAAGACAGATTAGAGAATGACATACCTATGCAAGAGTTTATGGAAACTGATCCTACTAGCTTAGTAGAAGGACTAGCTGAAGAAGATACTAATCAGTTAGGGCAATTAGGTGATGCTATAAGTGCTACTGAGCAAGGCTTTAAAAATGAGAGAGGAGCAGATGTTAAACCAAAAGAAGTAAAAACAACTGAAGAACAAGGGCAGCTTGATATATTTAAAGATTTTGACTTTACTGCAGAGGAATTAGAAGAAGCACAAGAAGAGTTAGAAATAGATTTAACAGGATTAAAAGAAGATGCTCTTGAAATACCCGGTGAACAAAATGAGGATGTTAAGTTTTTGACTGAAGAGTATGATAAACTTACAGAGTCAGAAAAACAAAACATTGCTGTAGCAGAAAATTTAGGTGGTTTAGGTGTGAGAAGTGCAGAAGATTTGATAGCTTTGTATCAAGATCCTAAACAACTATATGATACAAAAGAGGAATTTATGGAGGATATTAAAAAATGTAAAGGTAAATAGATATGACATGTTTTAATAGAAATACAGCCCAATGGAAAGCTATAAATGCTAAGTATAAGAACCCTATAGTTGTAGATAGCATTATGACTAAGTGGCAAGAAAGTAATAACACAGAGGCCCTGCCTTCTTTGCAAGATGTAAATACATTCTTGAGACAAAAGGAAGAGGCTATGTCTGTTGATCAAAACTCATATAAAAATATATTACTAAATAATTTTTCAAATAGAAATTTAGTAACAAGAGTTGGTGATATGTATATGGTTAAACCAGATCAAACTAAAAACACTCAAAAGATATATAGACTTATGAAAGTTTGGAGTGTTCCGCCTTCAAGTTATAGTGTAAAGTTTATGGGAGATGGTTTAGTTTTAGAAATAGATGCTTCTAAGTTTAATAAATCTAATATGATTCTATCTAGAGATAATGATGCTCACTCACTAGATGTTATAGATCATATGTTAAAAATGTTTCCTCAGCTTGATATAGATGTAGTTAGCAGACAAGAGGCACGAGCATATTATGATAATCTTAGTGAAGAACAAAAAGAATTAAGTTATGGATCATCATTCTTTAATGTTAAAGCTTACTATGTTGATAATACAGTTAAGATTGTAAAAGGTAGTGTAAGCCCGGAGACAGTTGCTGAAGAAATACTACATCCGTTTGTAAACACGGTGGAGACAGAGAATAATGCTTTATATAAAAATTTATTATCTGAGGCTAAAAATATATATCCGCAGCTACTAGAAGAAACACAAGAGATATATCAAAACTACACTCAAGAAAACTTGGAAAGAGAGTTCTTAACTAAAGCATTAAGTAATAACTTTAATAAGCAGTTTGAACAAGAGCCCACAAACACTTGGAAGCAAAGAGTAATGGACTTGCTAAAGTTTATTGGCAATGTTGTAAAAAATTTATTTAAATATATATCTGGAGCTAATCTTTCTGTAGCAGATATCAAGTCTACAAGTACTATATCAGATATAACTAAGTTATTAAATACAAAAGATTTAAAGTTTAATTTAAATGATGAGGTAATTAAAAATACAGCAGTTCAGTTTGCATTGTCTGATAATAGATCTGCATTAATAACTCAAATAAATGAAGAAGCAACTGATAAACAAAAAGATATAGTTGATAGACTTACATATGCAAGTAGAGAAAGTAAAAGACAGGTGGAAAGTTTTACAGCTAGTGACTACCTAAAAGAATTATCAAATCCTATAATAATACGTGATTATCAAGATGGAAAATATTATAACATAGATAAAGTACAAGAAAAATATCCATCTATTATAGATAAACTAGGAGCTGTTATAGATGCTGGTATTAAAGCAAGAGATTTTAGAATAGATGATATAAATGTAATACTTGAATCCGTTATTCTTAAAAAAGGTGTAGAAGGGGTTGAACAATTTAAACTCAAAACTCTTAATAAAGAAGATATACAAAAATTATATACCGCTTTAGAAGCTAGAGTAGAAGGATTACAAGAAATAGGTGCTGTTTTGTTACCATCAGTAGTTATTGCAGATCCTAAAACTAATGTTGCTAGTACAATAAGTATTTTAGCTATTGAAGAAAACGGTACTGTAACCCCAATAAATATTACCTATAACCGACCACAAGATAGCACAACACTATTAAGTCTAGAAAAAAATAGTGCATTAGCTAAATTATTTCCTGAAGGAATTACAAGAATAATGTTAAATGCTATAAGAAATAATGTTCAATCAAGAATATTACAAAACTTAGGATATATTGTTAATGAAAAATCCAAAACAATTAACATTAATTATGATGATAGTAAAGTTGTAAATGTAGATATGCCTGCTCCTTATAATATAGCCGACTATGCAGATTATGCAGATCTTATTGTAAATCCTCTTACACGAGATAGAAGTGTAGAAGATGCATCAGAAAATTTATCAGAAGAATTATCTAAATTATCAGATGAAGAAATAGAATCAAATGCTTATGAAGCTGCAGCTAAAGATCTTAGCAACCGTGAGGTTTTTGAAGGAATAGCTACAAATAAGTTACGTGCAAAAGTATTAGAAGATTATAGAGTTGAATTTATAAATTTACAAAAAGCTACACGTGCAATCAATTCACAAAAAGTTTTAAATGATGATGGCTCTGTTGCTGCAAAGACACTTAAGTTTATTGATATAAATAATAGTCTTATTTCACACGGTTTAGAAGCAGGAGCTTTTGATCTTACCTATGAAAAGATGTTAACAAATGCATCAAAAGAAATTGATAAGATGGCGAATTATATAAATGATCCTAAAAAAATGGCAAACTATAAAGATTATTTAAGTGCACTTGACTTTTTTGGGAACTTTATTGATTCATTTAGCAGCTTAGCAGATGCTTCAGCTAGTCTTGAAGAACTTGGTATAGAGCCTAATGATATAAAATTTTCTGATTCAGAGAATAAGCTAAGAGATAAAGTAAAAAGACAACTTAATAAGTTGATGGGTACTGGAAAGAATAAAAAATCTCTGTTGCTTGAAGGTAAAAAGTCTGCAATCAAACTCTATATAATGAACAATACTAATAATCCATTCTATAATAGAGAGTCTGATAGGTTTGATGAAGCAGCATTAGATGATCTTTTAAATTTTATACAAGATCAAACAAGCAGTGATTATTATCTTGGTACAGTTGCAGGATCAGATAATCCTTTATTAGCATTAGCTGATCAATTATTTAAATCAACCAAGATAAATGGGATGAATACGGTTGAAAAAAGGATTGAGAATGAAGTTTTACCGGTTATTCAGAAGTTAGAAAGGTTGCAACCTTCAACAAATATATTAGGTCAAAAAAGATTTGCAAAAGATTTCTTTCATTACATGTATGAGTTTAAAGAGAATGGAGACTTTACTGGTAATATTGTACAAAAAACAGATTGGAAAAATTATCAAGCTATATGGGACAGAGAAACAAAAGATACTAGAGATGCTTTAGGGGAACCGTTAGAATATATAATTAAAGATGCAAGTCTTTTAACAGATAAGGATAAAGCTCATAATATTAAAGTTCATAAAGCTAAAGTAAGAGCTGCAAAATTTTATGCTCCAGAAACTGTAGAAAAAGTTGATGGTGTATATACATATAGAGATGGTGACTATCATAAACATACTGATGCTTATAAAAAAGCTAGAGCAGAAGTTGCATATTTTAATACTATTAGTGGTAAATGGCAAAAGAAATCTGATGTTAGTAGATATAAGTATCAAAAGTGGAGAAACAAATGGAAAGATAAACCTGATAAAGATTATCAAAAAATGGAATATGACTTTCTAGGTGGTGGACCAACAGGTGTTGTAGAAATTTTACCCCCAAAAGATTTTGATAGAAAAGTTGTAGATGGAGAGTTAACTAGGATTCCTAGAGATGTATCACAAAATGGGGATAATCTTGTAAATCCAAAGTATAAAGCTATAATGGAAGTTGATCCAAATGATCAGCTAGGTGTAGCTAAAAAAGAATTCTATTTAATGTATACAAATTTGATGGAAGAGTATTTAAACATGCTTCCTGCTTCTGCTAAACAATCATTTAATGGCAAAAGTCCTTTAATATTTAATAAGTTTTTTAATAATTTAAGCAATGAGGGATCTTTTTTTACAAGGATGTATGAAAAAATGGGTGGGTGGAATTTTACAAAGAAAGATACAAGAAAGAAATTTGCTAAATCAAGATTAAATCCATTAAAACCTACTATGGCTGCAAGCTCTGCTTTTGATAAAATTGCTGGTGTGCATATAGAACTTCCTCCAATCATGTATGTTGGAAATGCAAAAGATGATAATGCTATTGAAAAACTATATGAGTTAAAAGAAGAACTTATAGTTAAAAGAAATAATGATGAAATAACATCTCAAGAATATAAAGAAGAGATTGAAAAAATAGATCAAAGGATAATGTTATTAGAAGATGCACCTACAAAAAATGAAATGAGCTTAAATGCTGCTAGTAATTTAATAGATTTTATGACTATGGCTAATCATTATGATAACATGAGTCAAATAAAAGGTTTTTTAAACGGAGTACAAGATATAATTGATGCAGCAAAATATCAACCAGGAGGTTTAATAGGTAATAAAGGTTATACAGATGCTGTAGCAGGTATTGTTCCTGGTGTTGGAACTAACCGTTTGTATGATCCACTTGAACCAGGAGGAGCAAGCACAGAAGGTTTAGCAACTAAACCAGCATCAGAATCAAAACTTCCAGAAAGATATAGAACGTGGATGAAAAATACATTCTATAGAAATATAGGAAAGGGTAGACAAGAAGCTAATATGCCTAAGATATTAAATGGCTTTAAATTTTTTACATCATTCTTGTATGTTGGGTCAAGCCCTCTTGCCAACATTGGTAACGAGATTCAAGGTACAAATGCAACATGGAGAGAAGCTGTAGGGCAAAATTGGGTAACTAGAGGGTCTGTTGTTAGAGCAACAAAAGCTTATTATGACACTGCACTTCCTAGTTTATTTGCTAAACTGGGGCATAGAAGTTCATATGCATGGCTTACTGGTGCAGGTAGATTTGACAAAATAAAAGCTCCTAATGAATACTGGGCATCAGTTGATTATTGGAGAATGATGGATAGTTATGCAGAAGTTGCAGAGATTGGGAGACAAAGAGCACAACAAGCAGGTGTTTTTGAAAGTGCTGCAAATATAGCTTTTGCTTTGAATAATGGTGTAGAATATAAGGTTCAAACAATATTAGGTAGAGCTTATTTAGATACTATTAAGATGCAAGTTAGAGATAAAGATGGTAAAGTATTAGAAGAAAAGTCTTTATTAAACATTGGTATTTTTGACTCAACAACAGGTGAATATAAGTTAGATATTGCTGCTGAAGGTGGTAGATTTACACACTATATGGATACTAAAAATAGAACTCTTAGTGTTACTGAAAATGGTGATCAAAGAATTGCAACTCCTGTTGAGACAAAACAACAGCTTGAAAAATTCTATGCAAAAATAAGAAATGATATAAGAGAGCTTAATATACAAGCACATGGTAACTATGCTTATGATGATAAAACACAATTACAGGCAAGTTTCCTTGGTGAGCTTGCAATGCAGTTTGGTAAGTGGGTTGCTCCTTTAGGTAGAGCAGCGTATTCTCCATTGTATTTTGATGAAAACTTAGGTTGGGTAGAAGGTAGACAAAGAGCTCTTGGTAACTTTGTAGCACAAATATATAAAGGAACTGCTAAGGCAACTTTTGATGCACAAAATCCTAATATATCTTTGGTTAGAAGGAGAAATGCATATAAGGTTTTATATGATTATCTTGTAATAGCAACATCTTTAGCTTTAGCCGCTTTCTTATTTGGAGGTGATAACCCGCATGACAAAGGAACTTTTTTAAGAAGATTCCGTTATTTTGCAAGATACTCATTAAGAAAGTTAGCAAAAGAAGTATTATTCTTTACACCTTTTAATTTACCTGACTTGATAACTATGAAAACTACGGATCCACTTCCAATTACTAGAGTTATAGGAGAAATGGTGGATGTGGCAACAACCTTGCACCATATACCATACATACAATATGCAAAATATTTTGATGATAATCTTCTTAGAAAACTTAAAAGAGATAAAAGATTCTTCTATCAAAGAGGTAATAAAAGAGGTTTGCCTAAGTATATTAAAGAAATAGGTGATATAACTCCTTGGGCATATTCAATTCAAAGATGGAGAAACTTTGATGATGAAACAGATGTATATACAGGTAACAAATAGTTAACAATTCCTTAACATATACTTAATATTAGATTTGTATATTATTTATATGAGAGTAAATGTTACCAATTACATATATATAATGATAATGATCAGCGCTTTTGCTTTGGGTCTTTTGTTTTAAAAGGACAGTGTTTACAGCCACTTCCACAACAATATCCTCTTTTTAGATGATATGCTACGGTCATGACTGTATTACCGTCTTTGTCCTTGTAAAAATATGGACTAAATTTACTTGACTTCACAATTACCACCAGCACATGCTAGCTCTCCTGTTAGATTGGTTTCATCATTTTCTTCAATGATCTGAGATAGATCAATATCCATTAATGACTTAGCCATTTCATCATACTTTTCTTTAGAAATATCTTCAAAAGGAGCTTGGGTATAAGTACCTCCGTCATATGGAAGAACAGCTAGACCATTGTAATGATCTCTATTTTTCCACATCCAGTCACCAGCTAACTCCCAGTCTTCATCTTTTAAACTGATAGTAGCAGATACATTATGAGTATTAGATCCAGATCTATGTCCAGTCTTCACCCACTCAGTTGCCACTCTTTTTACTCTTTCAAGCAATTGAAAAGCAGACTCAGTTCTAAGAATAGAACCTTTAGGTGCTGATTGAGGTATGCTTATTACAGCAGTATCATGACCACGGAACACACAATCCTCTACAAGAGCAGGATGATTGTTAGCAAGGTATGTATATATAGCTTCATTCTTACCTACACGTATTCTTCTAATGTAGTAATCATTATGCCATGCATGTATACCAGAGCTAGTCCCTAATGTTAATGATGTTGTACCAGCAGGTTTTACTGTTGTTGTTCTAGCAGCTCTTCTGATACCAATTAATTTAGCAACACGTGAATTCTCTTTATTAACCACTTTAGCAGCAGCTTCCATATCATAACCAAGTATTCTACCAGATCCTATACCAGTCATAGATACACCAATTAGTGCATCTTTTTCTGTAGTCTCTTGCCATACTGGTCTGAGATAGTGGAAGTTAGTATATCCTGCTTGAAGTGTCCCTATAAATGCAGCAGCTTTGACTCTTAGTTCAAGATCTTCTTGAGACTCAATATTACTTACATTAACTTCACATAAGTTACAGAACTGAAAAGGACGTAAAGCAATTTCACAACATGGGTTTGTACCCCAGTCTTTATCATTATTAAAGTAGATACCAGGTTCACCGGCTTTACTTAACTCAACTCTTTTCCATAGATCCATAAAGAAAGATTTAGTTATCTTATGTCTCATAAGAACAGCAGAGTTATTAGCTCTACCACGCTGAGGGTTAAGTTCCCACCATGCACCAGACTTGCAAGATATCATTTCATCATCATCAGCACTAAATAAGCTAATAAGAGCAGCACGTCTAATACCACCAGCTAATACAGCATCAGCTATGTAACATATGATATCATGTGCTTCAAGTGTACTAAGTGAATCACCATCTTCTTTATTTTGAAGAACACCTGTAATCTTAAGTATACATTCTTTTAATGGTTGTGGTCCAGGAGCTTTACCACCTGATGTTACTAGTCTAGCACCTTTTGGTCTGATATCTGAATAGTCAAATACTATACGTGAGCTTTTACCATTTAAATAAGATTTCATTAACATCTTAATAGCATCTGCCCAGCCCTCTATAGAGTCACCAATTAGGTAACGTCTTGTTCTTTTTTTATATGGTTTATTAATTAGTGGTAGTTTATCTACATGATGTCTTTGTACAGAGTAACCAACACCGGTTCCTCCAAGTAGTAAAAACATAGTTTCACTAAATGCATCTACACTATCTATAGGAAGATAAGCACAGTTATATATTCTATTAGGAGAAATTTCTATTGGTTTGCCACCAAACTGCATAGATCTCATAGATGGTAGTACTTTTTTATCAAGTACATAGTCATAGGCCCCTTTTATATCATCTGACAGTTTAGGATATCTTTTAAGGTGCATATTCATATTTCTAGTGACCAGTTCTTCCCAGGTCTCTCTTCTTTTTAATTCAGGATTATACCGTGCATATTTCATATGGACAGTGATATCACTTAGAATCTTGTTATTCAATTCCATTTTTATTGTATTTAGTAGTTAATAATTGAGATACCTGAGATAGTCAGGTAATAATAATATAGTGAAAATTTAATCCTTTTCTATTGTATAATCTGTATTTATGTAAGTAAAATGAAAAAATAGAAAACCTAAAGAGATTTTCATGGTTGGATTCCATCTTAAGGTATCACTATTCTTTCTATCAAATTGTGTCATATGTAGTCCTAATAGTGGACTATCTGTTAGAAATTCTATTTTAAATTCATGTGTTTTCATATTTCAAAGTTTTTTTTGTATATTATCTATATAAGAAAAGCAAATATAATAATAATTAATTAATTAAAGTTATGGCGTCAAGAAAAAGAGCAAACCAAGAGAAACAATCTCATGGTCAAAGAACAAATGATGCATTACAAAGTATTACACCAAGTAATAACTTAAATGCCCAGTTACTAATAAAGCCTCAAACTAAGCTTCCTTTTAGTAAATTTTCTCAGAGGTTTAAAACAGCAGGTACTAGAAACCCTATTAAAAGAGATACATTAGAAAAACCTAATGTAAAACAAACAAAATTTAAACCAGAACCATTACCAAAATTAGTTAATAGAGTAGATCCAAGAACATTTAAATCTGCTAGTCTAGCAAAAGGACCAGGAAAGGGTATTGTTCAATATACACCACCTGGAGCAAAAAGTCCAATTAATGTTCGTTTAGCTGATCCAAGAGACCTAGCTACTGTACAAAGGAATCAATCACAAGCATTAGCATCTGAAGTAGCAAGAGCAGCAGCTGAAAGCAGAAATACAGCAAAACAAAGAAGTTTGGCAAGTGAAGTTTCTGAATATAATAAAGCTATAGGTTCTAGAGGCGGTGGCCGTAGAGGAGCAACTGGAGCAAATGGTGTACTATAAAAATTTATAATTATGGATAAGTTAAAAACAAGACATTTACCTAAATATTTAATAGCTAAACATACTACAAATGTTGGTTCTACTCTAAGAGACACAATAATAGTTCCAATTGGATTGAATAATAAAGTGTTTATAAAAGCAGAGTCAAGTAATACTACAACCGTAAGTATAATTTGTTTAGATGCTGGTCATGCTAATATTGGTGCAGATATTAAAGATGTAGCAATTAAGCTAACATGTGCTGCTGGAGATAGGGGTAGATTAATAAGAGATTTAACAAACGTTATTGCAGGAGTTGGAACTACTAATCCAAATGATGGGGCTAATGGTGGGGTAATAAGATTAGATGGGGATAATTTAAGTACTATACCATCTTCTGTAAATGTAACAGGATTAGCTATAGATTTTAATGCTAACGCTTAACAATATAAAAATTTAAAAAATGGGATATAGTAAAGACACAAGATCATTTGAGCAACTAACTCCAGCTCTTCCAAAATTTATCATAATTCATGATACTGATAGTAGTGATATACTATCAATACCGTGTGATAATAATGTAATAATAAAACACAATGCTGGAAATAAATTAATTGTTACAATTAAAGAAGCTGGCCATAATGGAACATTCTTTGAACATACTAAAAAAGATTGTAGTTTTACAATTAATAATGATAGTGGAGCTCTTCCTAGCACTTTTTCTTTTAAACTTGCAGATGGAATATTAGCGTTCCTTACAGATAATAACCCAGGAAGCTCTAGAGTATTAGAAATTTTACCTAATACAGAATTATTTGGTGTAAATACTGGAAATATAGGTGTTGATTGGGATGTATAGACGTACAATAAAATATAGAACAGGAGGAGACAGTCCTAGAAAGGTTTCTAGAATTGGAAGACCACCTATAACTGATTTTGTTAATATCCCACAACCAGATCCTAATAGAATGCCTACACCACAAGAGCAAGCTGAACTCAATCAGCAATCTATAATGAATAATCAAAAAGAGATTATTAAACAACTTCAACTCAATAACCAACTAATTGAGAGTCAAAACAAACTTTTAGAAAATCAAAATCAATTGACTTCAATGACAAATAATGTAAGAAAATTAAAAACATCAAATCCAGGGCCTAAGTCATCACCAAAGAAAAGAGGAGGTGCAAATAAAGATAAGATGATTATATTTTCAGGTAATGGTTATATGAGAAAAGGAGGTATAAAATGAAAGAACTATCAGAAGATTCAAAATTTGAAATAAGCCTAAAGACACTTGGTGGAATAGGTTTTTTAATTACTACTTTAGTAAGTATGTGGTTTGTTCTACAGGCAGATATTGCTGAGGCTAAAGAACTACCTATACCACCAAATCCAGATGTGACAAGAATGGAGTTTGATATGAAAGATAAAAATATACGTTTAACAATTCAAAATACTCAAGATGATGTTGAGGAAATAAAAGAAGATTTAAAACGTATAGAGGATAAAATAGATAGATTAAAATGAAAAATATATTTTTTATATTTTGTTTAATGTCTTCTATTGTCTATGGGCAGGTAGAAGTTATTCAATATAATGCAGGGTGGAACTCTACAAATGATGTAGAATGGTGTAATGATTTAGTAGACTGTGATATAGCATATGTAGATATAGCAGACAAACCAAAACAACAAGAAAAGCATAATATAGCAGTAGTTCCTACAATTATAATATTTGATGATGGTGAAGAAGTAAAAAGATATCAAGCAGATATATCATTTACTATGAAGGCAGATGCAAAAGAAGTGCAAGCATATATTGATGAACTACTTGCTAATAAATTTTAACATATGAAAAAACTAATATTCTTTTTACTAGTACCAATACTAGTATTTACGCAAGAATCTTGGATAAATGTTCAACTACAAACAGATGACTATCCAGAAGAAACTTCATGGTCTATATATGATATTAGCGGTGCTGCTATAGCTGCTACAGACTCTTCTCTAGCAGAACTTACACTATATGATACAGTTATAAATGTATTAGCAGGAGAGTATATTATTGAATTAGATGATGACTATGGTGATGGTCTTGGAGCTTCTCAATGGGGAGGAACTGATGGTTGGTTTCTTATACAAAATGAATGTCAAGATACACTATTCTATGCAGAAGGTGACTTTGGATTACAATTAGTAGATACATTAACTATAGCTCCTTGTGCACCCCCTATTGCTGGATGTTTAGATTCTTTAGCAATAAACTTTAATCCTGCTGCAACTGTGGATGATGGCTCATGTGAGTATCCAGGTTGTGATGGGATTCTTACATCTAATGTATATGATATATGTATAGGTGGTGGAACACAAACACAAATAATATTTGAATGGACATTAGATGACTACAATCCTAATTGTGAAGTAACTAATATTCTTGTATCAAATGAAGAAGGTTTAGGTCCTATAAGCTTTCCACCAGCTCCTGTAAATAACTTTGGATTTATAGCAGGTAATGGACAAATGCCACCTAACTGGAGTGTAGAGCACTACTGTGTATTAGAATTTATAGATGGTTCTGTGTCTGATACAATAGCTTATACACCATCTCCATGCATTGCTGGCTGTACAGATCCCACACAAATAGCTTATAACCCATGGGCAACATTTGATGATGGTACTTGCACAGGAACATCTTGTGATACTACATCTCAATATCAAATTACAATGGAGATTATGTTTGACAACTGGCCAGGAGAAACAGGTTGGACAATGGTTACCAATTCTGGACAAGGCATGGAAATGCCTAGTGGATCATATAACTTTCAAGATATAGGTCAAACATATACTTATACTTTTTGTGTAGATCAAATTGCACCATGGGAATTAATTGTTACAGATACTTATGGTGATGGTATGGCAGGGTCTTCTTCAGGTGGTAACATGGATGGCACAATTGTAGTTTATGATTGTGCTGGAGATACTTTATGGAATATGGATAATGCAGGCTTTGGTGATGTATTATATTCAGGAGCACAAAATGCAAACCCTTGTCCTACTATACCAGCAATACCTGGTTGTATAGATGATGACTATGTTGAGTTTAACCCGGAAGCTAATGAAGATGATGAGTCATGTGCTACATTACACACTTATGGATGCACTAACCCAAATGCTTTTAACTATGATCCTAATGCAACTATAATGGATTTAGTTCCAGACTGCAACTATGAACTATGGATAGGTGATGCAGGAGGTGATGGTTGGGGTAATTCTTACTTGGGAATTATGCAGAATGGTCTCATAATAGGTACATATACAATGGGCCCAGGATCTTATGAACAAACATTTGGTCTTATACTAGATCCAGGTGTGCCAGTTGAAGTATATTACTTTGAGGTAGGAGGGCCACAGCAACCACCTCAAGAAGTAGAGTTTCAAACCTGGCACAATTCATTTAAGCTAACTAATGCTAATGGTGTTGAACTAATGTATGAAGGTTATAATCCATTTGCAGATAACGGTCAAGGTGCTCTACAAAACTTTACATCTCCTTTCTGGACAAAGTATATAGACATACCTTTTTGTGGTACATACTGTATACCTACAGTTGTTGGTTGTTTAGACCCAACAGCATTTAACTATAATGAAGATGCAAATACTGATGACGGATCATGTGAACCTGTAGTAGAAGGTTGCACAAATGATTTAGCATTTAACTACAATCCAGAAGCTAATGTAGATGATGATTCTTGTGTAGCTCTTGTAGTTGGGTGTACTGATAATACAGCTTGGAACTACAATGCAGATGCAAATGAGGATGATGGTGCTTGTATATATTTAGGTTGCACTGACTCTTCAGCATGCAACTATAATCCAGGTGCAAATGCAGATAGTGGAGGATGTACTTATCCTGATCAGTATTATAACTGCAGTGATATATGTATAAATGATGCTGACTCAGATGGAATTTGTGATGAGCTTGAAATACTAGGATGCACTAGTGTAGCTGCTATTAACTATATGCCGGAAGCAACTGATGATGATGGCAGTTGTATTGGTATAGTATACGGTTGTACAGACCCTACTGCTTTTAACTATGACGCTACAGCTAATACAGACAATGGTTCATGTGTACCTGTAATATATGGGTGTATAGATAGCACAGCATTTAACTATGATCCAGCTGCTAACACAGATAATGGTACTTGTATAGAATTTGTATATGGTTGTACAGATACAACAGCTCTTAACTTTGATCCGCTAGCAAATACTTTAGATAACTCTTGTTGTTATCTTGGAGGTTGTACTGATACCACTGCACTAAACTATGATGAAGATGCTTGCTTTGATGATGGTAGCTGTGTAGTTATAATAGAAGGATGTGCTGATCCTAATGCATACAACTATGATCCGCTAGTTAACTTACCAGACAATAGTATTTGTCTTTATGATGCTGGTTGCTATGGTGGGCCTGGAGAACCTTATTGGTTAAACGATCCTTGTTATGCTTGGGTTATAGATATAGATAACTATTGTTGTACTGAGATATGGGATGAGACCTGTCAATCTATGTATAATTATTGTGAAGAAGGATGGCCAGTTAATATTGATGAACTATCCGGTAGTGATATTATTGTATACCCTAATCCAACAGCAAATACATTTACAATAGAAACAAGATTAAATATTGATGTAGAATTGTACAATATAGTAGGTGAGATTATTGAAGTAGACAATATAAAAAGAGTTGATTTATCAGATTATCCTAATGGTATGTATAATTTGATTATCACATATGATAAAATAAGAATAACTAAGAAGATAATTAAACTATAATGAAAAAAATACTACTGACCATATTATTACTATTATTGTCTTGTATAGCACCTAAAAAGTGTTGTGCTCAGGATAGCAAGTTTAAAACAGGACTTAAGAAAACTTTTAAGTTCTCTACATTCTATGCTGCAGTAAATGGTGGTACTTCTATTTCAGATCAGAATACATATTCTATATTAGATGGACTTCAAACCGATGTAATAAAAACTCCATTTGACTATGCTTTTACTGTAGGTGTAAGAAAAATACAAAGATTTGGATACGAGAATAAAGCTAACACATTCAAAGATGGTACAGAAACATCATACTCTGATGCCGCTACTATTGGACGAACTAGAGGATTTGAGTTTTTGTTTGAGGCAGATTACAAAAGACAACAGGGTGACTCTTATGTAGACCAACATCACTTTTTACGATACTTGGCAGATAGATGGGTGGTTAAGATAGAGTACTTACAAGACGGCTTTGCTGATGTAGAATACATGGAAGCGTCACAACGATATAGACAAAAGATAGGTAGAAAACTATCAGTTACTGCAGGAGCTGTACAAAGAATATCAGAACCTTACGGTTATGACCCTTTGTCTGAGTGGGTGCTATCTAACGGAAACATACACTACACAAACCTTGCTTTAGAAGAAGGCTACACAATTGGGTTTGACCCAACAGGAATAAGCTACTTAGACCCTAGTGGAGCGGTCGTGGCTACAAGTAGTGAAGTATGGGAAGAGGTAGTGGTCCCCCAAGTTCTTAATGATTATGTGAAATCAAAAAAGGATGCATTACCTGTTCAGTGGTGTCATTCTCTAGTAGTTGGTTTAGACTACTATCACTACACTAAAACAATATGGTTTCATTCTTGGGCGAACCTACTACCCGTGCATTTGGATACAGGGGGTGAATACTCTTATCATAATTTTAATGGTGGCAATTGGATAGATTATTCTGGTGGTTTAATATTTGGTTATAAGATCAATAAGAACTTAGGTATTTTTATTGAGGGAAAATATAATAAATATTGGAACCGTGACTGGCATGATTTCAAGTTTGGAATAAACTATATCATACTTTAATTTTCACTTATTTTTTTGTATATTAATAATATAACATAAATTATTTTATTATGATAAATTGGATTAATTCCTGGAGATCAGGAAATAAGAAAGAAAAGTATGAGATAAATTTTAGACTAGGTACATGGACAATATTTGAATTAATGTACTGTCCTTGCTGGAAATGTAAAAACACAGGCAGCAGTTGTAAAAAGTTTAGATTTATGATTTTTAACTTTGGATTTGAAATATAATGGCAACACAAGCACTTAATCTCTCATTAAACCTTAATACTGCTGACACAGTTAGTGGTATATTTAGTTTAAATAGCACAGTTTTAGACACTGTAAATTTTGATAATACTGATGTAGAATCAAAATCTATGTCAATACCAACATCTGCTACAGAGATTATTCCAAATACTGCTGCTGATACTTATATATTCATTCAAAATACAGATCTTGCCAATTTTGTAACTGTTCAAGATGTGGCAAACAATACATATGCTAAACTCTTTCCAGGTAGCTTCATGTTTTTATGTTGTGATGGTGGAGAAGGATTAGAATTAATTTCTGATACTGCTGCATGTGTAGTTAATTACGCTAAATTTAAAAAAGTATAAACCAATGGAATTAGAAGGATTAAAAAATGTAAAAATTAGTGCAAACAGATCACAAATGACTTTTTGTGCTAGCTGTAAGAGTTGTCCAGCAATTGACATCTCAACTGAATCTGATAAGGTAATTGTTGGAGGAGAAGATGAAGGTTACACTGAATTCACAAAAGATCAATTTGAACTTTTTGTAAAAACAGTTAAGGAAGGTGCCTATGATAGATTCTTTGAAAAGAAGTAATGGCTAAGAATTGGATAAAAAAAGCAATAAAGAAGCCAGGTGCTTTGACTGCAGCTGCTAAAGCTGAAGGAAAAAGTATCTCAGAATATTGTAAGAGTCCTCCATCTACAAAAGCAAAACGTAGATGTAACTTAGCTAAAACATTAAAGAGCTTTAAAAAAGCTGAAGGTGGACAGGTACAAGGTTGTGGTTGTCCATATGGAATGCAAATGGGACCAAATAGTTTATTATGATGATGATGTATAAAAAAAAGAAAAAAAAGAAAGACAAGAAAAAAAAGAAAATGTATAAATGCGGTGGATCTAACATGATGATGTGTGGTGGTGAATATCACTCACCTATATCAAAATCTGTGGGCCCTAACGGTGTATTATAAATTTAAAACTTAGAGTATGGGTATACTAAAAAAGATTTTTTCAAGTGCCGGAAGTAACTTGATAGAATCAGTTGGTGGTGTAATAGATAACTTAGTAACAACAGACGAAGAAAAACTAGACGCTAAAAGAAAACTAAAAGAGCTAATCATGAATCATGAAGCTCAAATGGAAAAAAATATAACTGACCGTTGGACGGCAGATATGAATTCTGATAGTTGGTTAAGTAAAAATGTAAGACCTATGGTTCTTATATTTTTGATAGTATGTACTATGTTATTGATCTTTATTGATGCTGGTGCATTAACATTTACAGTAGAAGAAAAGTGGACTGATCTTCTACAGTTAGTATTAATAACAGTGATTGGTGCCTATTTTGGTGGTAGATCTGTTGAAAAATTTAATAAGAAGAAACAATAATATTTAAAATTTAAAAAAATGGCTGATAAAGTAAAATTTAGTTTAAGTTTAAACGGAAGTTTAACAGGTCAAAGTGATTCAGTAGGTATTAATTTTACTGACTTTGAATTAAACGTTGAAAATCCTTCTCTAACATCTGCATCAAGAAATACCGTAAATGGTACACCTTTTGAAATACTAGGAACATCTGCTGCACCAGCAGCTGGAGGTTCTACACAGTATGTATATGTTAGAAATGTTGGTGCAAATGGAGATCTTAGTACTGGGGGTAAAGTTATACTTACAAATGGTGCTGGAACAAATATAGCACATTTAAATGTTGGTGATGCAATGTTTATACCTTTGATAGCACAAGCAGGTTTAAAGGCTGTATATGATAACTCAGTTACTACATACGTTTATGCTTATCTAAAAAGACATTAATAATAATATAAAATAATAATAAAATGAATTTACAAACTTTATTTAATCTTACAGGTACTATAACTGGTCAAAGTGATCCTGTGTCTATAACCTTAAATCCTGTTATTACTGTACAAGAAAGCACAGTAACTTCAGCTGGTATAACGACATATGCTTCTTTAAATCAGTCAATTATTCCTACAAGTCAAGGTGATACATATTTATTTGTTCATAATACAGGAACTAATGGTGGCGGTACTGGAACTGGTAATATACTTGTTACTGATAATGGTGGAAGCACTAACTTAACTAAATTAGGAGTTGGTGATTTTGCATTTTTTGTAGTTGAAGATGGAACAGGTGCAAAATTAAAGTATGATACTGCAGTTACAAATGTAGTATATGCATTCTTTACAAGAGCATAATGGCGGCAAGGAAAAATACATTTACATTTTCACCTAATAGTAGAAAGTCTCATGGCAGACATGCTAAGAGTAGAACTACATTCAATAAGGGAGGTAGCAACTATACTAAAAAGTATAGAGGTCAAGGTAGATAATAACACTTCTTATATATCTCTGTAATCGTGCAGGTTGAATTTTACAGAGAACAGAGAGGGGGTTAACGCTACCAAGACCCCCTTTCATTTCAATTGAACTAGTACAAATACTATTAATAATATTATTACTAATATTAATCTGACAATAGCTTCTTTTTGATCATCAGTCATTTTAAAATATGTATCTAATAGTTTGTAAATTAAAATATTTACTGTAGATCATTTTAAAATTAGCTAAAGCTCTTGTTTTCTGGCGTATTGGATAACGCATTATACCGTTAGCATTTTTGATCTCATCAGAATATTTCATTAACTCTCTTGCTTCTTCACTACTTCTATTCATTTGATGAACATGATTAGTAAGTGCAATAACTTCACATTTATTCTCACCGGCTTTATCTTTTACTTCTTTAAATAAACTTTCATACTCTTTACTCCATCCTGGATAAAATACAAGAGGTGAATAGTTTAAGTGTACTTCCCATCCTAGATCCTTTAATCTATTAACATCATCTATTCTTGATGATATCTTCTGCATTTTAGGTTCTAGAATATTAGAATACTCTTGAGGCATAAGACTAACACGCACACGTGGCCTTTTATTAAAATGATTTACATCTAACTTAAGTAGACTCGGATACTTAGTAGCCATAGTACTATTAAGCTGCTGATGATCATCATACCTTTTAAGATAATCATGAAGTGGTTCTGGCATATGCTTCTGCATCAAAACTAAATCTGAATTACAAGCAATGTCCACCATAGTATAAACAGGATCCTGTTGATTAGGAACTTTATTATAAGATTTTTCCCATTCTACTACGGAATTAAATATATCATTAACATTTTTGTTAACAAATACTCTATCACCATTAAACCTAGACATATAACAATAGGTGTCTACACAGCCTCCAAAGCACCCATAAATTATATTTGGTGCTATGCAGTCACTACTATTGTTATTTGTCTTAGTAACTAATGTTCTAGTTTTTTGATATTTTATTGGCATTATATCTTAAACTCTTCAAATGTATCATACTCTTGAGCTTCCATATCTGCTATAAAATCTACAGGCCAACTAGTATCCTGCTCCTTAAGTGCTGCTTGACTAAGTAATTCTGCAGTCATAAACTCATGAAACTTAACTTGATCACTCATCCATGTACGTGGATGTGACTTTTTAAGTGCATGTGTTATATGATTGTAGAATGTCCAAGCATTATTAAGATCAGCTTTATAATCATAAGATGGTTCTTTCATTTCTGCTTTTATACAAGAAACTTGTGATGAATCAATAATCTCTTCATCTAAGAATAATCTTCCAACTAATTCTGCTTGATCTTTTTTAGGTAAGAATATTTTTCTCATTTGATTCTTATCATCAATTAACTTAGTATAATACTTATTAGCTGACTTAATTTGTGAACTTATTTGAGTATGAATATCATGATCTGCTTTACCTGTATGTTTTCTAGCATAGTTTGCCATGTCTCCACATAACATACCATTACTACATACATTTACGAAAGCTCCTACAGCACACTGAAAACGTGTACTTTTATCATAAGAATTAGTCCAAGCAAACATCATCCCCATTTCTTCATCTTGATTTGAAGCAAGGTGATAAACACCTTGTGCTACTTTAGCATTCATGTTTGCTCTGTAAAGTTCTTTAGTGATTTGAAATCCACTGTTGTCTAATAGAGTTTTAGTTGTCTCTATAACATCTTTATGAGGAATAACTGTATAAGTTTTTCCATGATTAGGTAGCGGTGCTGCTACCAAATAATCTTTAGTAGTTTTTCTTGGTCTTGTATATCCCATAATTTATTGGTTTTAAATGGGCACGGAAGCCGTACCCATTGCAAATATAATAATAAAACTTATTCAAACAATAATAATTGATTATTTTTCACACCAATTATATTATTAATCTCTTTCTCAATTGCATTTAGATAATATTTCTCATTAATGTCATAGTCTGACCATTTTTTATTTTCTATCTTATTCATTACAGTTTGGACCCATTGTCCAGACTCTAATTGAATTTCTCTATTATCACTTTTATTTATTTTAACTATCTTACAACCTTTGTTAGAGATGTAGTATCTGTTAATTTTTTGTAGCACATCTTTATGTGCAACACCATCCTTAACATATACAGAGTGCTGTCTCCATGCACCCTTAGATTTAGCTCCAATACAATAATCTAAAATATTTCTATTATGTTTTATTGTATGTTCTGGTAAAGTTCCATCAACAAAGTAAGCATATAATGCTTTTGGAATGATTAGTTTAGACTTGTTCTTATGAAGAGCTAAACCTTCATATTCAAATCTACCTTTACATTTAGACTTACCATTAGTATCAACAGCTATATAGTTATTTACATCAGCTAATACTAGTTTACTATACTGATCATGTTCAAGATTAAGACCGGTTATCTGTTCCCACTCTTTGCAAACTTCCATATAAGCATCTATGTGCTCACGTGGTATAATAGTTTCTACACCATCAGTATTTTGCATAAGTGCTACAGCATCTGGTATCCTAGTCATAATCATTTCATACAACATCATTAGTGTAAGTTGACCATTAACAGTAATAAACATAGTAAACTGAGGATCATATAGAAAAGAGTTCTTATCATTACTTAACCCGTAAGTTGAGTTTAAGATAATTTTATATACATAGTTCATTGGATCACTTTTTGGTATCTTCTTTCTTTCATCAAAGAACCATTGATATAATTCACAAAACTTTTCTTTAGGTATATGAGCCGGTGCATACTTATTAACAATAGCTAAGTTAGGATAGAAGCTAGTAACATCAGAAGACATTATAACTCTCTTAGTATCAGACTCATATACTCCAGGTGCAGTAGCACCATGAGCACCACCTAATCCAAAGTCAGTCTTTACACCTTTATATACAACGGAAGATCTAAATCCACCTTTAGTATAATTAGGATTAACTTCAACTGTTCTAAACCTTTCTAGTAAAGATTTAAACTCTACTGTATCAAACTTAATATATTCTAGTATAAGATCTTTAACTTTAATTACATTTCTAAATGTTCTTAACTTCTTAACTTCATACCGTGGCATATCTAGTTCTTTACTAAGATAGTAAGCAAAGATTTCTTTACTTATTCTTGGTTCAGATGCACTAAACAAATTAATATTATACTTTTCAGTTAAGTTCTTTCTTAATGCAATCAAAGGTTTACATCTATTAAAGATCTCCTTAGTTGCTTCTACATCATTAATACAGTATTCAATAACTAGATCTAACTGATCCTGTGTATTTATCTCTGTATCATGATGTATAGGCATATCTAAGATGTTATCCCAGTCCATAGTATACTCTATCCATTTAAGACTAGATCTCTTGGCCATGTTATCCCAATGATTTAATTTAAATACATCTATTTGTTTAATACACATATGCCATTCAGGATACTCTTGAAACTCACCACTATGAGCTTTATCTATACAACTCTGTGCATAAGAATATATCTCACGAGCAATGTCTTTTCCATTCATTGATTTCCAATCTTTGTAATGTTTTATAATATAATGAGTGATCTGTGCATCAAATGCTAATCCATTGTAGGATATATGCCACTCTTTATTTTCCGTATTTTCTTTAAGAAACTCTAGGAACTTACTAAAGTCATTACGCTGTTTACATATAGCAAAGACTTTAGTTTCTTCAGTCTTGTAGTGTTTAAATACACCAACAAAACAGTCCACTAGGGTTTCATAATCCATTACCCAGTGATTCATATTTAATAGTTTTCATAGATACAAACATCATCATTACATAATGAACTGTTTGTAAAGTATAGTTGATTTACATTGTGACCATTATATTCAGGATCAAAATTTGTAGCATCCCAATCACAACATATCTGTTCTTCAAGTTGCTTTTCGCAACCAACAAGAGAGGCTAAAAATAAATACCATAAAAATAATGCAAAATAATATAATTTCCATTTACTTCTTGAACTCATAGTTACCAATTTATTGGTTCTTCACCATTATTAATTAAGTTTTCATTTATCTTTTTAAATAGATTGTCTGAATCCCATTTACCACCACGGTATGCAGCAGCTGCAGGATGTGCAACAAAATGTTTATTGTGATCATTAGGAATATATTTTGCAAAAGGTTTTGCTTTAGCACCCATAAATACAAACTCAAGTATCTTTGGATGATCAGTTAAAATATGTCCAAATATACATTGACTCCAATGCTTCCATATATTAACATGAGCGCCAATGTTATCTACTTCACATGTAAGTGCTGTGTTTAACATAAGCACGCCTTGCTTAGACCATCTACTTAGATCACAGTCTCTGGTTGCATCTGGATACTGTCTTTGTAATTCATCAAAGATGTATCTTAATGATGGCTGTTCCTTGTTAGTCTTTGAACAACTAAATGCTATTCCGTCAGCAACTCCTTCTTGGGGGTATGGATCTTGTCCAACAATAACAACTTTAAGATCTCTATATGGACACATCTCATATGCCTTAAGTAAATCAGGAAATTTTGGTGTAAACTTCTTACCATTATCAACTTCCTTAGCTAACGCTAATAGTGGATCAGAGAATGCTTTAGAATTTACTGTATTCCAAAGTGCATCTACCCAGCTTTCATATGGACTCTCAGCAGCATCTGAGAGCTTATTCATAAATTTTTCTTGTATTTCTTTTACGTTCATAATTTTAATTTAAAAAAAAAGGAGGTTGCCATGACACAACCTCCCTAAAAATGAAAACAAACAACCAAGCACTAAAGATCAGTGCCCAAACATTTTTTTATCATTTCACACAAAGAGTTTTCTATATAAGTTACAGTAATAACTATAACTTTAAATATAACAAGTATTATAAATACTATAACTAGTAAACTTAATAGTAGCATACCAGCTAATGTTTTTATAAACTTGATCACGCTTTTGTAGTTATAGGCTCCATTTTTGGAGTAATAAGATTAGATCCAGTTTCTAAACTGAAAAATTCATCAAGATCAAAAGCCTTTGGATTGATTGCAAACATATTGATTATCTCTCTAATCTCTTCTTCTGTCACTATATAGTGCTCAGAGAAGGTATCAACCATTCTTCTTTCTTCTTTGACTTTCTTTCCATTTGCTCTTGGTTTACCTTTAACAGGTACTTCATCTCCATTATCATCTAATTTTGCAACCATATGATAAGATTGTTTCTTTACTTTAGTTATAATTACCATAATTTTTTCAGATGGTGAAAATAAACATTCTACAAAAGGACAATCATTAGAGATGGGCATAAGCTTGAAGCTTTTCATTGGACCAAAAGAACTCTTAACGAGCATCATTGATTTTTCTACTTTATTAGCCATAGTTATTGATTTTTAGTTTTTACAAATATATATAAATTATTTAAATAAACTTAGTGCTACCAAAATATTTTTAAATGTTTCTCTTTCTAAATCTGGCTTATCACAAAGCTCCCCTACGTTTTCTAAATCTTCTACAGGTACATTAAGTATATCTGAATAAGTTTCAAAATATTTTTCAGGATAAAGATAACTTTCAATATATTCTGATATAGTGCCAGACTTTCCAAAAAACTTAGTAATTATTTTTTTAGTTTTTTTTGTCATTTTTGAATACTGACCTTTAATAAATTTATTTAAATCATTTTTATAATTAGATATATTAAATACATATATGTGAGACTCTTTATCTATTTTTTCATAATATTCATAAAAAGGATTAGCCTTTAATGTTTCTTTATGAAAGAGTTCAAAGTCTTTACAATCTGGATCAATCTTATAAAGTGATATTAATTTATACTTAGATAGAGTAAATTGATCTTCCCAAGTTAAATATGTTTGACTAGGAACAAACCTAACACCTTTAGGTATATTGAGCAAGGGGTACAAAAACACCTTGCTCTTTTGAAAATAAGATTCATAAATTTTCTTCATAGTATTACATTACCGTTTGCAAATTCATATGGTAAGTCATATTTTCTTTCACTGTAATGATAATTTGCTAGTTTTAATGCTCTATTTAATTCATTCATCCATCTTAGTAATGTTGACTCTGATACAGGAAACGCATAGACTTGATCATACTTATCTATAGCTACAAATTTAAAAATAATTTTATAATCTTGTTGGTTTTCATCAACATTTTTAATAACAAGTAATGAATATATAGCTGCTTGAAGCCAATAATTGTAAAAATCTACAGTTTCTGCAAAGTTTTCTAATGGTTTTGCAGTAGTTTTAATATCTACAATAGTTATTGTCTTTGACTCATCATCAACTATATACTTATCTATAATACCTTTTAAACCAAACTTGTAATTATTTAAATTACAGTTTAATTTTTTCTCATTATATACTTGAATATGATCTAAATCCCAATCAGTACCTTGTTCCATAAGTAAAGCCATAACATCTTTGTTAGACTTTATTATATCAACTCTTTCTGTTGCTCTAGTTAATATGTCATTATCAATAACTTCTAAACCTGTTGAGTTTGTCTTGAAACCATAATAATCTTCACATTCTGGAGTGCGTACTTTAGCAATACGTTTAGACTCATCTTTTAACGATTGATATAGACCAACATTTTTAAGTGATTGTAATATTATTTTATCATCTATAATGCTAAGCTCTGTAAGATCAGTGTGTTGACTAATATCATACAATACTTTACGAAGAGAGTCTGAAGGAATTCTAGTAGGCACTACTTTAAACTCTTCATCAAACCGGTCTGGCTCAAGAAGAAGTAAGTGCACTAACCTACCTTCAATAAGATGTTTTTCCATCTTAAGTTCCCTTTCTTTAAGAATATAATCTCTATAAAAGAGTTTGGGTGAAAATAATAACCTGTTTAAGGAAGAGTAGCTGAAGCTAAACTCTCCCTTGTAAAACAGATCTTCTTTGATTTTATCTATCATAATCTATGTGATTCAGTGTGCATATCAACAAGATCTTCCATATACTGTAGATCTTCTTGAGTTGGAATTATCTTCTCTTTAAGTTCCGGATTTAGTTGAATACTATCAGGACTGATACTAAAATTATTTTTACTATCAATACCCATCTGAGATGATAATACATCATCATACATCTTCTGAGCAACTTCTTTCCAAGCAATTTCAGTTAATGCATTATCTTTAACTAGATATTCAATCAAGTAATTATAATTATGACACCAGTTCCAACCACCTAGTTGTATATACTTATAAAACTTCTTCCTTACGGACTTAAAGTTAACAGTATTCCAAACAGATGAATCTTTCATAGAGTCACTTAAAAATGAAAATAATAGTGCTAAATATGTATGAGACTTTTGAATATTACAATTAGCAATGATGCTCAAAGCTAAGTTCATATTCTCTTTGTCCCTAGTACCTTGCCAACCACAACCACTTTCAGTCTTTTCCCAACCAAGCATAGTTTTAAGTTGTATGTACATCTCTTCTGTTAATACTTCAGAGTCTTCTGTAGCAATATCATTAATATTACTGTCCCAAACAAGTTTAGATAAATTAGCCTGTATATCATTCCACTGATTTAATGATTCAATATAATAATGATACTTAGTATTTCTACCTATGTCTCTTGCTTTTTCAGCCATCTTAGAATATCTATCAAGATTACTAGCACCCTCGTGGTAATATGAACTAAACCACTCTGACTCAAATACAACATGAGCATCTGCAGGTATTTTGTTTAGTGCATTTACAATTTCATTATAAAGATCATCTTCAAAACAATCTTGATAAACTCCTGCCCAAGCAAGTACATCTGCAGGATCTGCTTGTGCAAGCCACCTAGTAACAAATAATCCATCAAAATACTTTTCAGATACAATACCATAGTCTGCCTGATGAAAATCTCTTTTCAACTTAAGATCAAACTTTTCTTGTAGTATCTTAACTTTATCTCTTGATAAACTAAGTCTAGGAAATCTAAATAGTGAATTAGCATTCTTAAGATCATCAGATGTAATAGTTCCAATACCACTCATTATCTCTTTAATCTTTGGGTTTTTAGCTCTACCTCCATATCTACCACTAGTATCATCTGATTCTATATAATGACCCAATTGTTTTACTTTAATACTACCGTTTTGCATTACTAAAGTATTATTTATTGTGTCACAGTTACTTGGGTCAATATCAATTAACCATAATTGTTTTAAATCTGTCATGTTTTTGGTTTTAAATATTTTCTATACTCTTCTTTAACTTGTACTTTAAATGTATATAGTTCTCTATTACTAATACAAATTTCTTTACGAACAATAGGTTCAAGATACCTAAATGATTCTGAATCAAGACATTCTTCTTCTTCAAGATATTTAATCATATCTTCAGCAGTTGCACGTCCATATTTATTAAAGTTAGATTTGTCCATCCAATAGTTCATATCTTTATCTCTATTAAATCTATACATGTAACCATTAACTTCTCTTGCCATATTCCATAGAAGGTGTTTTTTCTTTCTATAGTCAATAGCAGGAACCATTTTCTTTACTAACTCCTGTTCCTCAGAACTACCCTCCTTAATCATTCTAATCATATCATCCATTAGTTGTTGATCAAGCACTCTTTTATTTGCTGACTCATTCAAACATGTCTCAGCATATATAACAGGTATTTGTTCATGTCTAATTCTATAAGCAATCTGAACAGCTAAAGGTGTAAATACATAAGACTCATATAAATTTGCATCATAGTCAATACTATTTCTGCTATATGTCTCAGCCATCTTATCATCAAATACAATTTGAATATTAGGATCTACATTTGGTTCATTAGCTCTATCAGCTAAATTTATACTTGTACTAATATCCATAGCTTCATAGTTGATAGCTTTAAATAGCATACTATTAATTCTAATTGACTCACCATCACTATGATAGTGACCATAATCATAATGAGTTATAAAACAATCAGCTTTATTAAAATCATTTGTTACAGTAATCTTATGCTCTCTTAATGCTTCCTTTAGTCTAGGTAATGATACTGGACATCCTGGAAATATAAAAGCTCTTTTATATTGAGTTAGATCTACTACGTCTATCTCCTTATCAAAATATTTTTGAAATACTTTATAAGTGTTATTAAGGTTACAGAATATAGCTTCACCCATATCCCAACTTTGTCTAGATAGAGCAACCTGATATACAGGCTGCCCATCTAAACCAAAGTCTTCTAACTGTTCCTTTATAGCACTGAAAGTACAATTATAAACTTTTGCCATCTTATTTCATTGTCATTTTGATGATCTCTGGATTCATCATCATCTTGTTAAACTTAGTTTTATTACCATTGAAAATAGTTCTAACAATAAGATACTTTAGATCATTAGCAAATACATCTTTAGTACATAATGCTATCAATCTTTCATTAATCTTTGGTGTTACAGTATTTTCATTAGCATAAACAACTGAATAGTTAGCCAACCTTGTCGCAAGAGTAGATGCAATATCTGCTCTATATGTGTCACCTTTTCCTAGAACACTATTTAGTTCCCCAATAATCCAATCTTGGTTTTCATGTGTCAACATATCTTTAGGTGTGACCAGCTTGTCCAGTTTGTTGTTAATAAATGTAGTAAACATAGAAGCAAATGTGTCCCCAACAGAACCTTCACCAATCATTTGGATCATGCTCAAGTCATCTTCAAACTTTTCAAAACTTGAAATAGAGTTGAAGAATGCTGTGATGGATCTTGCATTAGTTTCTTTATTTACTAACTCAGGATGCAGTAACAGGAAGTTAATACAACGTGTATCTATGTGCTGCTCTTCAGCCCATCTTGCCCAAACATTTGCATCAAACTTCAGGTTAGCAGTAATATATCTAGTCTTTTGTGCTGAGTCAATACTATTAACCATGTAGTCTCCATTATCTGGATTACTAGTTAGTATAATATGCCAATCAGCCGGTAAAGACCATGATATATACTGCTGTCTGTCAACCAACTCCATTACAGCCTGAATAAATCTAACATCTGCACGGTTCCAGTCATCAAGAAGTAGGATACCACCTTTCTTCTTATCAGCAATCCACTCTGGTGCACAGTAAGACATTCTATTCTTACCGGTCATCTTCCATCCTTTTCTAAGATACTCTTCAACTGCAAGTTCATCTACCCACTGACCAATTTTCTTGGTTATAGTAGAGTCTGCAACTTGTGCAGATGCTGCAGCTCTCTGAGCTACTGTATACTGAAGATCATCAATCTTCTTAGATACTTGCTTCTCTCTATACATTTGGAATTGTCTAACAGGAAAACCAACTAAGTCACCTAATTCTTCTATCTGTGCAAGATTAAGCTTAACAAAATCTAATTCATTTTCTTTAGCTAGATCTAGTACAGCAGATGTTTTACCAATACCTGACTCACCAACTACTTCTACAGCAACTGGGTTCTTCCCTTGCTCTTGTAAGAATCTATTATTCTTTATTATATGGTTTACAAAACCTTTTAATTCATCAATATTTAAATTTACTTGTGCCATTTTAATGCGTGTTTAATTGTATTGTTTTCCCTGGTAAATGATCTGTCCACTGAGATCTTGCACTAAGAACCCATAATGTGTTCTTTGGACAGTTCTCTGGAGCAGGTGCTTCACCATCTGTTAAATATATAAGGGCAGTATATCTACCTCTCATTTCATTGAAGTGATCAATAACCGGTTGGAAGCATGTACCTCCTCTACCTTTTATTTGCCAATCCTTTCTACTATTGAAAGGGGATATATCACTAATACCTGTGTCACATTGTGCTACAGTTATCTGATGTCCTGTTTTCTGAACATGAACCATTTCACTCATAAAGTGTTCTAGTTCCTTCGTGTTAACAGATGCAGAAGTATCAACACCAATCAATATATGATTTTTGTGTTTGATCTTAAGACCTGGATTATCTGTATACCTTTTGTTGAATTTTCTTCTCAACTTCTTTGTGAAAGTAAACACGGAGTTACCCACAAATCTTTTTAAATAACCCTTCCAATCAAATGATGGAGGATGTATGGTTCTTAGCTTTTTAATTAATTCAGCTAACTCACCTGGAATAGTTCCTCTTCTCTTTTCAGTTTGTTCTGCAGTTTCTTTTAGTTGATGTTCAATTTGTCTTTCAACTAGCTTCTTCTCTGCTTCTGTAAGATCTTCAAACTCTTCCCATGTCTTATGATCATACTGACTATCACCATCCATCTGATCTAATATAGATTGTAGTGACTGACAAGGATTATCCTTGCACTCTTGTTCCAATAAATCATAATACTTTTTAGTACCGGCTTTCTTTGGTAACTTTAGTTCAGCAAAACTATCTAAAGTCAAACCACCTTCAGGAAGCATGTTTCTATCTATATACTGATTGATCTCAAGATCTGCAGCAATATTAAACAACTTCTTGTTAGGATAAGAGTCTCTCATCATAAGATGCCCAAATGATACATGCAGTAGTTCATGTTTAAGTAGACCTATCTGGTGTTCATCTGGTAATCCCATAAAGAAATCCGGGTTAATAGATAGTTGTATACCTATACCATTTTTACTGACACCCGCTGTTGGGACGTCCTTTCTTATTTTCTTGTTAAGTCCAATAAGAAAGAGCCCATAAAAGGGCTCTCTTAATATTAATGACTTACAAGCTCTTGCTAATTTATCTTGTATATCAATCATTTATAATGTCTTCTATTTCACGCATTTCTGCTTTGGTTAATTCTTTAATTGGTTTTTTATGTTCCCAATCAAGTTCAATCTTAACATCTTTAATAAAACTCCAAGTACTTGTAAAAACAGGGAGCATTTGTTCATGTATTTCAAACTCTATGATTTCTTGTTCAGTTCTTATACCTAAAGTATTATCAAGATCTTTAAACATTTTATTCCATTCTTTGATATTATGGTAATCTATATTAAACTTTTGACAAAAGTCTTGCCTTTTACCAAACGTCAAAGATTTAGCAAACATCATTCTTATAACAGATGTTATTTCTTTTATGTTCTTTATATTCTCACATGCCACTTCATAATCTTCTTCAGATCCGTGGAGGAGTTCTCTTAATTTTTTATATTCTTTTAAACTAATCATTGATTTTCATTGTTTTAATCATCCACAAGGGTAGCTTTTTCTTGTGAATATTGTCTAACCATTCTTTTGCAGAGGGAATATAGTTATTACAATCCTCTCTTACATGCTGCTCTGCAACATATCTTGTATAAACAGGTTTACCATCTGAATTTGTGAATACTGGCCCAAATTTTCTTTCACATTCAAATATACCTTCACTATGATGACGAAACATTCTGTGTAAGTGATTGCCCACCCAACTTTTTGTTGCATCTAACCAGTTATGTATATGTATGTAATCATCAGGACACCCACCAAACTTCTTTACAGAAGACTTGGCATGAATATTTGGATGTGCCATTAAAAGAAATGTTGTTTATTATCAGTATCAAAATCTATATCATCATAGTAATGATCTTCACAAACACGTTGTGTATGATTGATATTAACTTTCCATGGAGTTTTTTTACAATCAATTATCATTTGACCGTATCCTCCATCATTATTAATCCAATCCCATTCTATGTGGTGACTTAACGTATCATATAATAAGTCATCCCACTCTGCTTCTACTTCACCATCTAATTTAACATCAATACTATTACCATTAATGTCTTCATATCTAGTTTCATCTACGCATCCGTCATCACCACCACCACTATAATCTACTTCTATTTTTGCTATATTGTGATCTTTAATCACTTGAACTGCTATGTTTCTTTTTAATTTTGTTTCCATCTTTTATTAACTTAATTTCTACACCAGGATTTTCCTTATCATATTCATAAGGTTCAAATACAGGTATAATGTATTTACAATTATCATCTTCAATCCAATGGTTTTTAACCATATCATCTTGCACTGTCTGTGCAGGATTAATATAATCAAACTTATGTTTGGTACCTCTGATGAATTTAAATGATATTTTAACCGGTAACTTATATTTAGAGAGTTCTTCAGTAAAACTCTTTCTTAATTTAACATAATATTGTTTTGTATCCTTCCTATACTTTGCAGTAGCTTTGCTAGATATAAAATATCTACCTGTCCATCTACGGCCATTTTTACTACTTGGTACGTTACCTGGTATAAACCATTTCATAAAACACTTTTAAGTTTAACTTTAATTTCTTTGTGAGCAACATTAAAACCTTTCTCTTTTACAAGATCAGCAATGTCTTTGCTACTGTATAACCATGTGCCGGAAATGTTATACAGCTCTCTGTACTTGTGAACTGCATTATGTCCTGCAACATCATTATCAAATAAAGTTACAACTTTTTTATACTTTTTCTTAAGATTTTCAATTATATACGGTTTTATTATAGTATTCTCTGAGTCAGGAGCAATAACTTCAATGTTATATCCAAATTGTTTTAGACACATTGCATCTTTCAAAGAAGAACATATAATAAGATAAGGTTGATTATACTCTAATTGATCTAAACCTTGAAGTTGAGGTTTAACTTTAATAAATTTAAACTTCTTATTTTTTGGTTGATAGATCTTATAAATATCATTCTTACTAAAATAGCCATATATATAAGGTTGTTGAATAGTTATCTTGTTATCTTCTTTAACCATATGATAATATTCAAGTGCTTTTACATTATATTTATCTAACATTTCTTCACCTATATTAAACTGCAACCAAAATCTTTTATCATATTTATTCCAATCTCTTGTCATTATACCATCTACTTTATACTTTGCTTCTGGTTTTAATGTAGACTGTGTATATACACCTTTATCTGAAATAAACTTATTATAATCTTGACCTATTTTAAATATAGCTTTAGAATAATCCATATTAAATAACTCTTTAACTAAATCAATTTTATTACCACCTTTACCGGTTGAAAAATCTTTAAACTTATATTGACCTTTGTCCACAAATATCCACATGCTTGGAGTTCTTTCTGACGGATGAAATACAGATTTAATCTGCACATTCTGTCCATTCAGTCTTTCTGGTAGATCCAGATAGAACTCAAACACCCATGTACTTGGAACTTTAGATCCATCTAATATGAGATTCTTAGTACTTATCATAATATTAATAAAATATAGGGACAAGTAAGTGCCCCTATATTGTTAACTTGATTGTATTGACTGATATTATGCGGTATTCACTCCGTTGCAGGACAGCCAATACACCTCTTACTAGGTAATATTATCCTGCAAAATTATAATTCAAAATCAGAACCTGATCCTGAATCTGCTTTAAATGGAGTCTCATCATTAGAAGTCTCTTTCTTAGCTAAAGCTTTTACATGCACAGCACGATCAAACTTAAGTAATCTAGAGTTTTCTTTATCTAATGCTTCCATTGCAATACCATCTTTAGATATACGTGGTAAGTAAAGATCATTATTAACATAACCTTCTTTATTTTCCCACTCACGACCACCTATACACATGTTGATAAGTTTAGAGCCACCCATTAATCTATCACACTCAGTCATAAAATCTTCAATAGTTTCTGCTTCAATAGAATCTAGTCCATCTCTCATGTCCAATGTCTCAGCAAGAGTAATCATATGCTTTAAGATCTCTTGATCTCTGCTAATTTCTCTACCACTTGGTAATGTAGTATCTTTAAAAGGATAAGGACTAATTCTTACTCTACCTATTTGACCATCATATCTACCTTTAGATTGATCATTATAGTCTCTAAAGAAACCTTCAAAGCCACCACCAATAGGTGCAGTCTCTACATGTAAATGTATATTGTATGAATCAGCATCATACGGTGTTTGATCTAGACTAATAGAATTAATCTTAACTACGTGATTACCCGGATCTAATACAGGTTTTGTTCGTCCACTTCCTGCAGACATGTCTTTAGTATTTAACATAACTTTCTTATTTACTTCATTCATATTTATTAATTTTCATATTCAATAATTGCATCTTTAACAACTTGTAATGAATTATCTATACGTGCATCATCAAACATACCGTCTGGTGACTTGCAAGTATTTTCTCCATTATTAACTGTTTCAAATACATAACTTAATTTATCATCTTCTCCTTTGACAACTTTGCCAAATAGAACTATAGAGAACAAACCTTCCAAAGTTAAAGCATTATCTATCATTTTACCTACAGTTTTTGCTTTTACTTTTCTGTGTCCATTCACGTCTGTTGATTCTTCAGAGTGTGTAAGAAAGAATATATATAAGTCATCTCTCATATCTTTAGGCATCTTAGCAACTTGTGCAAGATTCTTTGCAATAGAGGTAAACTTATCATAACCTTTCTCATCAGCTCTATCAAAGTACTCAAAACTGGACATGTATTGCCAGTCATCAACTACTAGATTCTTTATATGAGGCATCTTATCATTAACATGCATCATAGCTTTCATAATCCCTGCAGCAGATGACACTGGTGTCATATTACCTTTAGGATTATCTTTACTGATTGCTGTATAATTCTTCTTCCATCCTTTGAATGGTAAAGGTTTATTTGCAATGTTAATAATAAATGTTTCTTTAGGATCTAAGTCCCTGATAGATGTAGATTTACCTGACCCGGAGTCAGCTATAACTAATACAGATTGTGCCATTATTTACTTAATTTTTGGTTTATACTTAATAATGCTCTTTCAATACCTTTAAGAACATCTACTATATCTCTTTCATCTGGATTTTTAATTTCAGGCACTGGATTAATTAGTGAATCAATCTTAACTCTATCTGTAATATCATTAATAACTATTAATTTACTTACAGGAACAATATGTCTTTCAAATCCTGAACTACTAGTTACTATCTCATAATCATTTGACCAATCAGGATTATGTTTTAATAAATATAAAGTTCTTTTAGGATCTTCAGAGTCATACTCTATACTAACAAACTCAGTATAGATATCTCTACCCTTTTGAAACTCACTTGGAAAGAATGATACGTGTAGTTCATCTTTACCAGATGGTCTATATGCCATCTTAGGAATATATAATGCATTTACATTACCCTCTTTTTGAAAGTAATCTTCATGCTCTTTTCTTAATTCTAATACTTTTGCTTTACGCTCTTGTGGAGTCATACTTTTAGTTTTAATCATTATCTTCTTTCTTGTTGAGGTGGTGTATCCATCTCAGTTATTTTCATATTTTCAAATTCTGCTCTGAAGAAACTCATACGTGTATCACCATTCCTTGCTTTTAGAAAATGTAATACAAGAGTTCTATCATCCTCTATTATAAATCTATCAGGACCATAGTATCTAATCTTTTGTTTAGCAGGACGGTTAATACCAATTAAGGTATCAGCATGTTGTAGCATTGCATCTGAACCAAATATATCTGATTCTAATACATAGTTACCATACTTACCATTCTGTGCTCTATCAGGATTATCTATGTTTCTATTTAATTGTGATAAACATATAAACATACAAGGATATTTACGTTTAACTTCAGTAAAGAACTCACCTAGTTCAAACAACATATCTAATCTATTGTTTTGATAAGGTGCTCTCTTAACAAGAATACTATGATCTAAGGTGATAATAGTTTTCTTTTGATGTATATTCATATAGATATCAACTTGATCTCTCATTTGATTTACTGTCATAGGTGTACTAATAATATCAACAGGACTCTTAATCCTATTCTTTGCATACATATGACATTGGTCAAATGTATCTTTAGTTAATTTAGTACCAGCACTACATAGTTCTTTATAAGTTTTACCTGTTAAAGAACTAAACTCTCTAAGTGCTGATGTTCTACCTACCATCTCAAATTGAAATTCAAGTACTCTATATTCTTCTTCAGGATTAAGAATGAAAGACTCACGTATTATTTGATCTTTAATCAAAGTTTTACCTGATCCTGGTCTACCACCAATCACAGTAAGAGTATTCCATTCTAATCCATCTGTAATAGCATCATTAAACTTAGGCCATGGAGTTTGTATAGATTTCTCTTTACCACTCTGCCTAGCAAGCATATATTTCAGTGCTTCATTAAAAGACTGATATTGTCCGTCCCATGCTGGTTTAATTTTGCTCATACTACTTTCTCTTTAAAAGGTTCATTAGTATCAGGTTGTATACCATCACGTACCATGTCACAATAATCAGCTAACTCTGAATGTTTCACTTTATGTTTGTCTTGTTTACAGACAAAGTATTGACTTGTTTTCATATACATATATTCTTTATCTTCATACTCACTTACATACATAAGAGTAGCTTGTGCAACTTCATCCCAAGTATAATCATAAGTTTCAAAGAACCATCTAAAACAATTTTCTAATGTTCTCATATTAACTCTTGCAGGTTTACCACTTGGTAGTTTACCTTTAGGAAACGCTTCTCTATATAGCTTAAGAAATTCTGTATAGTTTTCACCCAATAACTGTTTAGTAGTTCTCTTCTTTGCTACCTTGTATAAATTATTATACTTTGTAACAATAGATTTACCTTTTGATGTTATATAATAGTTTGCTCCTTCTTTAAATTCTAATAAACCTAACTTAATTAATTGACCTACATCATACTGTTTAGCTGTAGGGTTACTAGGAAAAGAAATACTATTCTTTATCCCGTACAAGAGAAGTAATTGGTTCGGTGTAAGCTTGTCCTTTAATATCTTCTGGAATAGTTCTAACATAATTTCTAATATTTTCTTTTAATTTATCATAAGCTTCACATATCTGAGGATCACTAATACCTAATAAACTTTCAACTTGTCTTACATGATATAAAACACTAGCATGATGTTTATTTATATGATCACCTGTATACTGTAATGTAAATCCTATTTTATTACACATATAACAAAAAAGTTGTTTGAATAATACAAACTCTCTTTTCCTACAATCTTTACCTAAAGATCTCCATCCTTTAAATTCAGGATATAATGTACGCATTGTACCTAATACTAGTTTTTCTAGTATCTGTATAGTTCTATCCTGATGTGCATCTTTCATGGCTTCTATTTCATCTTGCCATTGTTTTACATTTACAACAACATCAGAATTTTCTGTTACTAATATACTTATATTTTTATTGTATTTTGATTCAAATGAATTCTTAAAGTTATGAATATCATTTGTCATATTCAACATATCTTCTTTAAACATTTTGATTTTTTTAAGTTTACAAATATAATATTTTTTTATTAATATTATTATCTATATATTTGCTTATAAATAATATTATTATGGCTAAGAAAAAAGAACAAACTCCTGAAGAAATAAATAAAAAACATAACATAATGTCTGAAAAGGATTTTAAAAAACTTAAAGATCCTTATATAGCAAAAGATCAGGCAGAATGGGAAGCAATCAGAAAGAAACAACATGAGTTAAGAAACTCTGATACATACAAAAAAAAAGCGTTTGTAATACCAACTGATGCTATAATAAATGTACCCATATCAGGAACATTTAAAAATGCAATTCAAGATACACTAAACTTCTGCATGTCAAAAATGAGCAAAGAAGAAGTCTTAAAAGCTATGCTTAATATACAAACAGACTTTGAAGGTGTAAAAGAATCTAAACAAATTTCATCAGGTGATATGGCTATATGGTGTCTAATGAGTTTACTAACTGAAATTAATTTTCAAGCACAAGAGCAAAGTAAATTAGTTCCAACAGACAAATCAGTAGGAGATAAAGTATCTGAATTTATAGAAAATTTAGAAACAGACCCTAGCTATGAAGTTACACAAGAAGAAATAGACAAAATAACAGAAGACTATAAACCTATAGAGCCTGCTTCTGATAAAGATACTGATTCTAACGAAGATTAGTATTAGCAAAATCCCCCATTTCAATTAAGGACTGTATTACCAAGTTTAATTCTTGCTTACTGCAGTCCTTAAATGATTTACAATACTCTTGCTTATCTCTAACAAAACATAAACCTGTATTTCTCTTAGCCTCAAGTTTAATTTCATTAAAAGTATGTCCAACTTCATTTGCTAACTCTCTGATCATAGCATGGATCTTTGCAAGTTGTGCATTAGTTCCATCTTCACCAGCTATGCTAACAAATATCTCTACCTTTGTACCTTCAGGTAACTCTTTAACCCAATTTTTATAGAGTGTACCTTTTGCTTTTATAGTATGGGTAAGTTCATCACCCACTTTTTTCATTATAGAAAAGAAATTACCTTTCATGATATTCTGTTATTTCTTTTTCTAACTCATACATTGTCTCTGGACACAACTCATACAAGAAATTAGACATATCAACCGGTTCATCAGTTGATACATTTACATTATGATTCCATAAGTAAATAGCTTCTATTTCTACAGTAGATCCTGTACCAGGATAGTCATGCGTAGCAGGCTCAGCTGCAATATATTTATATTCTATATCTAGATCCCATTCATTAATTTTTTTTGTATAATTCTTCAACATTTTTTTTAAATTCTTTTTCTTTAATTATTTTTTTTAAGTATTCTGCAGGAGTACCTTCCCACTTTTCATTCTTCATTTGAATGTAAATGTTTTTCATTTTTCCCATTACTTATCTTTTTTAATATTTTTATCTATCCAACCACTTATCTGTGTTGTAATATAAATTCCTATAACGATACCAGCCCCTAACGCAAGGATAAGGGCTGTACCATGTGCAAATAATTCTATCATTTATTTAACGGATTATAATATTTAACTTTAGTTTCATCAAAAGAACTAAGTGCGGAGTTAACCCACTTAACATCTTGTGTATTTTTATAACATAATATATGACATGTAGCTGTCTCAGTAGGATTAAGTCTCAGTAATCTACCAATACGTTGTGCTGATTTTCTTTCATTGCCATATGCATGCATAATAATACCTTGTTGTAGGTTAGGGATTGTAACTCCTTCACTTAGTTGTAATACACAAGATAGTTTATCTATTCTTCCATCACTAAATAACTGTAAGTTATCCTCCGATGCAGCGTTTTTAGAATGATAACTATGTTTACACATTCTATCTGCTTGTGCTTGTGTATTAGCAAAGACAATACATTTAGTTCCTATATTTCTAATTATACCTTTAGCATAATTTTCTTTAGTAGGATAATCCATCATTGCTTTCATACGCATAATAGATAAATATTGTTTCTGCTTTGGTGTTTGTGCATCTCCCAACGCACCAGTAAAGTAATCATAATCTGCTTTCTCAGATGTATACCATGTTCTTCCATCTCTTGTAGACTTCTTAACATTCTTCACTCTTGATAGTTCAAGTTCATGTACTATAATCTGATAGTCATTAAGTATATCATTGTCAGCTGCATCATCTACACTAAATGTATATTTAACAGGACAATACTTATTAACCATCTTTAGTTTCTCTCCTGATCTTGGTGGTGTACCAGTAAGTCCCAGTATTCTACCTTTAAACTCAGAGAGAAATGATTCATGTGATTCTAATAAGCTATGACATTCATCAAGATAGACTATGTCATAATCATTTGGATTCTTTTTATTTAATGATAAGTATGTGCAAAACTCTATGTGATGTACAAGTCTAAGCTCACCCATCTTTTGTAGTTCATCTTCCCAAGAATCTTTTACAGACCACTTTGGTACAACAACTAACACCCTTATAAAAGAATCATATAGTTTTATTAAATGCTGAATAGCAACTCTAGTCTTACCTACTCCCATAGATACCGCTAGAGTTGCTCTTACATTCTGTATTGCTACATCTAATGCATCAGCTTGTACTTTATCTCTTGATATTTCCTTCACTTCCATTATTTTGATTGATTAGAAAGTGTATATAGTATAAACATACTAAGTGCAAATGATGCACCACTAATTATAAATAATATTATGTATACCCATCCATGAAATAGTGTGTAAAACATACCGTATGATCCACAACTAAGTGCTGTTAACATTATAAGTAATACTAATAAATGTTTACTCATATTAAAAATTTTTTTTCTCATCTTAATTTAAATTAATGTTATTATCTCTTAATAAATCTTTAAGTTTTTTCTCTTCAATAAGTTTATTGTGTTCTTCACGGTACAGTTCATTGTTACTGTTCCATCCATCAACTTCATCTATTATATGCATTAAAGTTTCTTGATCTATAACGTCAGGATTCTCTGACAAAAACATTGCAAGATTATATAAATCTTCCCTTTGTAAAGTTACTGCTAAGTATTGTAGTAATTTAATCATATTCTTTTAATTGAAAATCCTAATTCTTCTGCCTCTACGGGATTTAGTTCTATCCAGTTATGACAGTTCCTACATACTGATAGCCAAGTAGTTACGTCATTGTGATAGATCCCCCTACCTTTTTTATGGTGGACATCAGTGGACTTTATTGTACATTTAGGCAGTGCAGCTTGACACATAGGATAGTCATCAAGAAATACCCTTCTTAATTTACTATACTTTGCATCAAGCTTCTGCATTTTTTTTGATTTCTGTCTCATTTTAAACTATAAAAGTTTTTAGGAACTAATCCTACACTCATAAACTTTAGAATTAAATCTGAATAGTTTAATCCTAAGTCTTTAAGTGTATGTTTATTCCTGTAGTCTGGTAAATATTCAAACTCAGATTCATATATTGCCCTACCTAATTCAGACTTAGCAAATATACGAAAAATAGGTTGAACTTGCTTATAAGCTACCCATTGTTTTAGCTCATTAATAACCTCTTGACCACGCTTCCATACTTTAATCACTCTTCTCTTTTTATCCCAATGCATTTTAGCAATCTCTGCTTCATTATACATCTTTAGACCATGCAATACTCTTTTAAATATAAAGTGTTGCTTTGGATTTAATTTAGTATACTCAACGAAACTACCTGTGTTCATAACTAATTGATACTCAGTTAGTAAACCCATGTATTCGTATCTATCTTTTCTTTGTTGTAATTTTATTTTATTTGCTTGATTTTTATCTAACATGATTATTTATTTAAATGTTTGTATAAAGAAAAAGGGATTGCTATTTCTAACAATCCCTAATTCACTTGAAATAAATTATTAACTTAAGGTGTTAACAGACCTATAGCTCAAAAGTTTCATCTTCCATTTCTACTTCTTCTTCTTTCTCAACTTCTTTGTCAGCTTCTTCTGCTGCTGCCATGAAATCTTCTTTTGCTTCCTTAGTTGTAGTTCCTGCTTGTGCTGCTCTTATCTCATCACTGTTAATGTGAGAAATAAAAGTATCAGTAGCATTCATATCATTAGTGAATTCAGTTTTTCTATAAATAGGTCTTTCTTCACCTGTTTCAGGATCTACACCTTTAAGAACTACACCTGTATCACCTGCAATCTTAAGATTTTTATCTCTTAATTGCTCATACTTAGGATGTTCAGTGTTAGTAAAGAATGGATCAAACTGTTCAGTAATAATAATTTGTCCTTTTAAGTTCTTTTCATTTTTTTCTAACGCTGGTAGCATTCTTTGTAGTTTATCAAGCTTACCGTTGATAATTGCAGATCTAGTTTTGTCATCTACCCATCCTCCTGCTATTGCAAAAGTTGGTTGCTCTACTCTAACAAAGCCGTATTCAGGATTGTTCTTTGATACTCTAATAATGTTGCCACTTTCATCACGTGAAATGACAACTGGTTGGTTGTTTTCAATCATTTTTAAAAATATTTAGTTAATTAATTTGGTTGTTTAGGTATCATCACGATGAAAATATTCATCATTAATGATATCATCTTTGGATATCTCATCAACTCCAGGTTCATAATTACCTGAAGAAGAGATATCTTTCTTTTCTTTCTTTGCTTTATCAAGAATTGATTTATAGAAAGGACCTTTAGGGTCAGTAGTGTAGCTAGAATCTAGACCGTTTAAATCTTTTAACTCATCATCAGTTAAATCTAGGTATTGTTCTAATGTCAGTTCTATTATACGCCCGTTTGGTAATTGATATATCATAGCACAAAAGTATACTATTATATTTATTTATACTAATCTAATTGAGACAGCAATAAATAAATATAGCATATATATAGCTATAATAATTTAATTATTTTTCCGTTTCTATGAAGATAACCTTTATCTTTCAATTCTTTAAGCTTTCTATCCACAGTTCTTGTACTCACATCACATAAATCTGCAATAGTTGCAATGGATGGATAACAAGTTCTATTGGTGTTGCAAAAGGTGCTTATGACTGCATAAACACCTTTAGCTTGTAAAGACAAATTAGGATCAGTGACAACATCATAGTCAACTATACCGAATCTTTCCATAATCCTACAATAAAAGATCTTTTAACATATAGTTCTTTTTTAGCAATCTCATGGTCTGGATTCATATAAGGCATTTCTACTTTATATTGAACTGCAAAAGGATTGCATTCATCACTATAACTCTTGTCATCTATGATCTTAGCTTTAAGAAAACCATTTTGATCCATGAGTTTTGCATCTTTCATTCTATCTTCTTCTATTATATCTTCAAGACCATCATATTTATTACCTGAAGAATCAAAAGATATCCAAGTACCTTTTTTAAATTCAACATGATCTCTTTCATTTACTATTTCATCCATTACTGCACCTCTCTCTTCATCAGTTAAATATGATATCATCATTTTCATTATAAATTCTGCTGAGTTAACCTCTGAATGCATAATGTGTTGCTTTACTACGTTATAAGTTATTTTTTCTATATTCATTTTATTATTATTAAGTTATACAATTTATTTCGTGATCCCACTAGGACTTGAACCTAGAACCTACAGCTTAGAAGGCTGTTGCTCTATCCAATTGAGCTATGAGACCAAAACGGATTAAGGAGAAGTAGTAGCTATAAAACTTCCCCTTAATCACTACCCACTTAAATAAACAATCATAACAACTGTTTACTATAACAGTACTTTTAATACTGGTATTGTTTATACGTCAGTGGTGACGTTATTATCAACCTTACCATATGCAAACCATGCATCATTAAAGGTATCATACTCTTGAATACTAGAGTATCTATTTAACATCTCTGATTCACTAGATGTAACTTGCTGCCAGATAAGGCTCTTGCCATTATCTATATATAAAAAACCATAACGGTTAAATCCAAAAACTTTCATATTATTTAATTTAAGTAAGTTATTAATTCTATTGAGTTGATTTAAACAGTTTACTCTGTTAGATTAAATAGAGGTAACTTAGTTGCAAGCTACCTCTATTATATTAAATATTCAATTAAGTTACCTATAAGATTCTGGCGGCTTCTTAATTTAATAACATCCTGCTTCATTATGCGTTATATACATAAATTGAATGCTATCTATTTAATTGAATTGAACAGTTTAAAGAGATGCTCAGCTCTTATAAACCTATTCCCAACAAGTAATGAAGGCACATCACTTGCCTTGGTTTGAATTATATTGATGACGGGTAAAATTCAAACAAATAC